TGTGTTTGGTGCGTCTTTTTCATAGAACTCTACCACCATAGTTCCTTTGTCTGTGTTAATTTTACCTTTCATTTTTTAATTTATTTATTTCTCTCTTTATATACCAACTTGCTTTTTCCAAGTCTTCTAACGTATTATTTTTTTTACCAACCCTAGAGATATACTTTATTGCATTCCCTAGATTGAACCCCAAATCCCAATCCTCAATTACTTTAATAGCTTCATATGGGTTGTCCCCTCCTCCGTAATGGTTTGGGTGATTCACCATTTCATTGTTAATGGTTTCTTTTCTATTAAATTCTATAATTTCTTCTTGGGTTGGGTGTTGGGTATTTTTATTCATAGTTTAAACTTAACCAAACTAAAAAATATTGTCAATATGTGAGTTGAGTTTTTAATTAAGACAAATAGGTGGAAATCCGTCTTTTGTGTGAACGAATATTTTGTCTAATTCTTTTTGTCTTTTAACGAATTGGTCTATTTCTATTTCTTCACGAATGTCTTTAAACGCTAAATCCGTAACAATCTCTAACATTTCACCACTAGATAACATTGGTTCACCTTTTTGTTTTGTATTAATGGCCGCTTTTTTTTCAACCATTCTGTAGAATTCGTCCATATCAATTTTTGACTTACCAAACATATCTAACCGTGCTTCAGTGTCATTATCAAAGAAATCTTTAAGTCGCTTCAGGTAAATACGTATGTCTATATCCATACCTATAAATACTAAACTAAATTGTATTTTTTAACTAATCTCTTATCTACATTACTTTCTTTACCTTCTTTTTTAAGAATATCATAGATTTTTTGTGCGGCTAACTTTATATCCTTCATACCACCTTCAATCTTATTTTTAGTTTTGTAAATCATAACTTCAACACTTCCCGGTGTAGTAACTAACTTACCACCAATCTTTCTACTTGTTTCTTGTGTTACTTTTTGTCTAACTTGGTAGTTCACCATTTTACAGATGTGGTGACCTCTTTTTTCCATCATTGTACTTCCTCCCATTTTATTTATTTTTTAAAAATTAATACTCGTCCATTTTAAATTACCACTATATGTGGTAATTGTTTTATCCAATATACTGTTCTGATACATACTTTTTAGGTTCTCGGCTTCTTCCATTTTACCAAATAATTTTAGGTCGTTATAACCAAAATTATTTCTCATAAATAAATCTAATTCTCTTCCCCCTAAGATAAGGTTAACATGTCTAACAACCCAGTCTTGGAAGTCGTATGTGTCCCAGTTTGAATTTTCTTTTGTTTCCATATTACAAATATATGAATTTTTTATTATTTTATTGTGTTATTTTGGAAAAACTTTTATTTCTTTTGTGGTGCTTACCAAGTCCCCCCAAACACTCTCTTCTTTATATCGAGTTGCTCGTACTTTGTGGTTATCTATATAATGATATGCTGTCACATCCCCATCAATTCTGGGTTTACCAAAAATCAAATAAGTCCATCTTACCTCATTATCTCTTAACCATTGTTCTGTGATTTCTCTATGTTCTTCTTTTCTAGACGTAAAAAATGTAATAATATTACCATCTTCAAACCACTTGTTAATTGTTTCTATCGCGTTATGATGAGGTTTGGCGGTTGCCATTCTTTCAAATTGTTCGTTGGGTATGTCCTCACATAGTGTCCCATCAATATCTAAAACGTAATTTGTTTTATTAACTTGTTTTCTAATTTGTCTGTATCCAACCATTTTTTTGTCTAGATATTCATCAATATCATATTTGTACTCACCACATGAGGAGTAAAGACACTTTTTTTGAATTACGGTCTTATTGTCTTCGCTTAAATAAACTTCCGTTATACTATTTGGGTAGTGTTGTGTGTAAATTAATGTTTCTTCCATTTTATTTCTTTTTATCTAATTTTTTAATTATTGTCTTTTCCATTGATATTATTACCTGTTCTAGTTTTAATATCTGTCTCTCTAAATGTATTATTTGTTCTCTTTTTTCTCTACCCATTTTTGCTTCCCAGATTAACCAACCAAAAGCTACTACTTCTAAAATGAATAATGCTATTAATAATGTGGTTTGTGTCATATTATCTCCCTACTTCTTTTATGTATTTATTTTGTGTATCTTCCCACGATAAATCAATTACATCCCAATAAAATAATTGTTCTGGTTTAATCCTGTCTTGGTTATACATGTTTTTATATCTTCTTATTGCTTTTTTCTTCCACCATTTATCAGTGTACGGAATATCGTCTTGGAACTTCTTCTTTAATTTTAGGTCTTTTTCTCCTATTTCGTTCCTCAAGAATTCACATCCATTATCGTACATCATTGCAAGATAGACCCCTCTCTTGAACCCGTGGTCATAATCTGAACCCTTTATACTACAATGTTTAAAAACCTTGTTAATGATATTCTGTTTAGGTCCTGTAGCGTTTATAGCTTTCTTATGTTCTTCTGGGTGGTTTTCTTTTAACCAACTATTCCAAGGTAAATATACGTCATCATCTGGTTTTAATCTTACCTGACCCGCTGTTTCCCCCATTGTTTTGAAGTGTGGCATTCCATTATACATAGAATTTATACCATATAGTGAGGTTGTTCCTACCGCGATTAATTTGTCCCCGTATTTTTCTTCCCACGCATCTCTAATAGTTTTACATGTAGTAAGAGCTGCAACTAACTTACCCATCAACATATTATACCCACCTGGTTGTGTTGAACATATTGTAGTTGCTATAGCTGTATTGTTTAATTTATGTTGGTCGAACTTATTAGTTTTATCCCAACCTATATAAGCGTCTCTAACTTTAATACTTGTAACGTCAGACCCTAAACAAATCAAACCAAGGACTTTCTCTGTTTTCCTATCCCTAACCCAGAATTTCATATTTCGTCCAGGATTTGCAACCCATTCCATCGTATGGATAAGTTTTCTATAGTTTACCCATTCGGTAACACCTTTTCCTGGTGTTGCCATTTCAACATAAGGTTCTAACTCTTCAATTTGTTTTATAGTGTGTTCTAGGTCATCTAAATCTGATGGTACCCATAGATTTATTCGGTAATCGTACAATTTATTTTTTATCTTGGCCATCTTGCCACCCTTATTCATTTCTTGCCACTTTTTATAAAGTGTTTGTTCTTGGACGGTCATCTTTTTTAACATATCCAGATTGTCAATAAGGTTTTGTTTGTTGCCTTCGAAATCAAAGAGTTCTTCCTCTTCTATAATATCAAATAATGTTGTCTGTTTGTTCATGTTATAATAATAATATATTTTAATAGTGATTTCAAGTTTTATTTACTTGTTAAATCTCAATATTTATATTTAAAGAAAAAACTATGGCTTGTAAAAATTGTAAGGGAAATAATCTCAATAATTATTATGGTACCAAATTAAAAGACCTAAAAGATTCTACTGAAATCCAAAAAAGAAAATGGTTGGATAAGAACTGGGATGATTCTATGGGTAAACTTACTAAATTTGAGAAGGTTGTTGTCATATTATTTGCTTGGGTACCCTTGTTAATAGGTTATTTTTACGTTGTAAAGTTTTTTATCTCTCTATTCTAATTTTTCTTTTTGTCTCTCAAAATTTTTAATGTTTCTTTTTCTTCGTGAGTTAAATGTTGTGGGGTAACTATTTTGGGTTTTATCATTATATTTCCAGGTCCTCCAGGAGTTCTCAATCCCTTTCCTCGTATTATGAAACTTTCCTCAACATCACTACCTTCGGGTACCTGTGCCATAATAGGACCTTCAAAATAAGGGACCTCAACCTTACACCCCAAAATCATATCTAAAACAGATAGAACTGGTTCGTAGACCAAATCTTTATTTAGTATATTAAAATGTTGGTGTTTAGTTATTACCACTTGTATTTGTAGGTCTCCCGCTTCTCCACCTTTTATTTCATCACCCAAATTTCTAAACGTGTAGACTTGTCCTGTCATTAAGTCTTGTGGGATACTAAACTCTACCGTATTTTCTTTATTAATCCTTGCACTTCCCCCACATGTGCTACACGGTCTGGTGATGATTTTTCCACGTCCATTACATGCACTACATTCCGCTTGGTGTAACTGTCTAAAGAATGCGTTACCTACTGCATGTTGTATAGTACCCCTTCCATGGCATGTACGACATACATAATGTTCTCCGCCTGTCGCGTTACACCCACCACAATTAACCTGTCTCTTATATTTAATTTTTTTATTTCGACCAAAAAATACATCTTCTAGTTCTACCTGTAATGGGATATTAAGTCCTCTACCTTTTCTATTTGGTCTTTGGGGTTGTTGTCGTCTACCAAAAAATTGATTGACTAAATCGTCCATGTTGGGACCTCTTTGTTGATTAAATTGACTGAAGGGGTTTTGTCCTCGAGTGTCATATTCCCTTCTCTTGGTCTCGTCACTTAGGGTGTCATACGCTTCCGACATTTCTTTAAAAGTATTAGCGTCACCACCTTTATCGGGGTGATGTTGTTTAGAAAGTGTTCTAAAAGCCTTTTTTACTTCAGCCTGCGACGCGTTTCTATTGATATTTAGAGTTTTGTAGTAATCTTTATTCATATGACTTATAATAGAAATAAATATAAAATCGTTTTATTTAAAAATGGTGAAAGAAATAAAGTATTTTTTTCTTCCAACAGTAAAAAAAGTATTTTAAAGAAATATAATAAACTTATTGAAGAAAAAAAGCCTAAATTCATTACAGAATATATTTCACGTAAAAAAACAATGTTTGAGCTTGCAATAATCACTACTGAACAATCAGATAAAACAATTTTTGTAAAAGATTCTTTAGGCCGTACTAAAAAAATATCGTTGGGTGACTCTAGTTACCACATAATTAAATTACTTCCATACTGGAAAGAAGAACGTATATACGACCACAATACTAAGTCTAAAATAAGTTTTGGTGACTTTATATCTTCTTACCTATCAGATACTGAATTTAAACAGGTGTTTAGTCTTAATAATAAGGTTATTGTTCAAAAAGATGAAATTTTTAATCTTTTTAGTTTAAAGACGGTTTCCGACGCTTTAAGGTTATTAGGTCTTATCGAATTGGAGTTTTTAAATAATGGTCGTTATGATTGTTTATTTGTTAGGGATAACGATACGGTCCAACGCAAACAATTGTATGATTTATTGGTGTCTAATGGTTATGACCGTGCATTTTTAAGAAAACAATTTACTTATTAGATTTGTGAAAGATGAACTCAATCTCATTCATCTTTAATGATACGGTAGGTTGTGATAGGTCTACTCTTACCTTTACAAATTCTTCTATCTCATGTAAAACCTCTATGAATGTATTGTGGGGAATGTGAAGGTTGATTTGGGAACTACTGATATTAGGGTTATTCTTTAACAGTTCTGCAATCTGTGCACAATCACTTAAAATTTTAAACTGTTTTTGATTTTCTTCCATAATCCTTCTTTCTTCTTTGTAGAGTCCTTAGGTATTAGTTTTTTATTGTTTAAAAAAGTGTCCAACCCTACTTTTTTAATCTCTTCTATTGTTTTTTTCTTATGTTCTAGGATGTCCTTATTGTCCTTTAATATCTCTTGTCGCAACCAGGCTTCCTTCTTCTGCTTTTTCTCCTTTTTCATTGAATGTCATTTTTGGGGTGAAATTAAATTCTAATTCTCGTAAAGAATCTACATTGTTCTCTGAAAACATTTTCTTTAATTCCATCATCTTCATATTTAATAAGGTACTTTTTTCTTCTATATCTTTATTCCATTTTATAATAGCTTGTATCTCGGCTATGAGTAAAGAAGTACTTTCCTCGTTAAATAACGTGAAAAATGAAACTATTTTATGTGTTTGGTTCTGAGTTCCTATTTTCATCTGAATTTTATCTCCTCGGCTAGTGAGAATCTTTTTATCTTCCCAGTTTAATGGTAACTTTAAGTCAAACACTAGAAAGTCATCATGTCTTCTAATGCTAGTAAAAAATTCATCAAATTGTAATATTTCTTCGTATAGTGTCATTTATGTAATCAAGTAGGTTAGGAAATAGGAAATAGAAAATCCTAATAATAGTAATTCTTTATAGTTTAATGTATATTTGGTGGGTTCTGCGGACAACAAACTTGTTACCAATAAGAATACGTTCCTTGTAATAACTAATATAGTAAAAATAAATACACATATGTACATCCAGTTATCCATTTATTTTTTACTTTCTTCTAATATTTCTTTTCGTAATTGTTGTAGTATTGATTTTAATTCTTGCGATGATTTTCTAGCTCTAATACCAGCACTCTTATTGTGTTTTTCAAAAAACTTTTCTGTGTCTACTTTTATAGCAGTTACTAAATTTTCTATTTGCATTAATGTTTCCATTCTATTCTGTTGTTTGTGTTTTACTAATGTAAGATTCCCAAGTAACTAAACTTGAGTTTGCCTCACTTAATTTATTGACTAATTCTACGGACTTCTGTAGTTGGTCGTTTGTAGAAATAGTGGTAGAGTTTAAAACTCTTTCTAGTTCATTTTCTAATTTTTGTTTACGAATTATAAGTTCGTTGTTTATTATATTAATAATTCTCATGGTTAAAGTTAATAAATTATTTATCTACTGTCAAGTTGTCTTCTAAAATAAAATAAATCTCACTCAACATATCAAGTTCAGACTTAGTCTTGTGTAGATGTAAACTAAATAACTTGAATAGAAATTCACTTATCTTTTCTTTATTTTCCTCTTTTTTATTAATATAAAAAGATTCGTAAAAAAAGTTCCAAAAATACTCATAGTGGTGGCCATAATACTTAAATCGTATATTCTCTTCTTCAAAATTCTTAACTAGATTCTTCCAACACCAATCAAAATGCTCTTTTCTTTCTTTATCCTCCTTAATTACATCATCACCTAAATAGGTTTCTATAACTGTAGAATAAAGTCCATTAAGATAATCGAAAAAAAGTTCTAACTTCTCTGTATTAATATTATTAGCTTTAACCCATATATTCAAGTCGTCCTGATTTACGGGTGCGGTTACATATTTAAAAAATTGTTCGGGTAATAGTCCTCTTCTTTCCATATCTTTTATTTTATAAATATAGTCAGTAGTAGGGGTATAGGTAAAGGGATTTATTGTGTATTTTTGTTATAGTTCCACAATTTTTTCATATTCACCATATCTACGTTAACTTCTTCTTTTACTTGTTTAACTTTTTGTACATCTGGTGTGTACCCTCTTAAATTACTCATAGAAGCTTTATTTGCGGCTATCTTTTCTTTTCTACGTTCAGCTGACTTTTTCATTTTATTTCCTAACTCACTTTTTCCTACATTTCCTAAAGCTTCTCCGTCTTCATCTTCTTGAGCATTTCCTGTTTCTGAAGAACCTTCTAAGTAATCAGTTAGTCGTTCCATATTTAAATTATTAATATCAAAATCTAGTAGTCCTGGATGAGCAAAATCATCAATGAATTCTTGGTCATCATCATTATTTCTATAATATTGGTATCCTATATTATCTGGGTCAGTTTTAGAATCTTCTTGGTGTGGGTATTCTGGGTGGGTATTACCTTTAAAGTCACCATAGTCCTTAAACTTTGTTGCTGTTGCTTTCATCGCTTTATTGTTTTCAGTTTTAGATTTTTTAACAGCCTTTTCATATGTGTCATATCCTGGGTGTGACTTCTGTGCTTCATTAAGTTTATTTTTTAATTTTTTGTTTACCAATTTTTTAATGACATTAGTCGTAGATTCACTTAAGGCTATTTCTTCTTCCTTATTCTTTGGATACTCCTGAGTCTGTTCTTGGATAACATCTTTAATCATCCCATCAATTGTATTTTCTAATACTAGTTTTTCTGCCATCTCGTCTGCCGCAGCTTTTAAAGACTCTTCAATAACTTTTGTCTTTCTAAACTCTTTTCTGTCTTTTTCAATCTCTGTAGCTCTCATAGTTACACCTTTGTTATCTCTTGATAGAGAATGGTTCTCACCAATTCTATCCACTGCTTTTTTTATAATTTTTGTTAAATCTGGACTTTGTGCTAATATTGACATAATTTCTTTTTATTATAAATATCTATTTATTCGTATTTTCCACCAACATTAGAGCCCATAGTATATATTTTACCTATTGGTTTATCCATTTTAGTTGTAGGACCTAATATAGAGGTGATTGGGGACTTATATATACTTCTTCTTATAATCTCTTCTATTTCGTTTTTTACTAGTTCTCTAACATGTTTTTTACTTGTTCCTGTTTTTTTACAAACTTCATTAATCGCTTTTTTAATTTTACTATTTTCGGTAAGGTCTAATGCATTTATATCTCCTTGATTACAGTAAGGGAATTTTTTACATCTGTCTTTTACCTTAACAAATTTTCCTCCTGGCCATTGTGTTTTTGCTTTTCCTCTCCAGTTCTTCTCATTTTTTGCCCACATTTGTGGTGTCTCATAAGCACCCGCACTAGACGCTGTGGTCTCTTCTTCCATCTCTTCTTTCTTCTTTTTTCTAAATCTAGGGTCGTACCCTAACGGTGCGGAAAAAGCACCTGCACTTGCACTAGTAGTAGCTTCTTCCACCTCACCTTCTACTTTTTGTGATTCTTCCCATTCTTTGTGTGATTTTCCTCCATGAACTTTTTCACAATCATGGTTCTTGTTACTTTCGTCTAAAGATGAGTTTTTAAGTAAATTTTTATACATAAGTTTGTCTGGACCTTCTATAGCTTTGCTTAATGCTCTTTTAAAATTGTTTTCTAATTGTCCCATTATCTCACTCTTTTTATTTCTGATTGCCACATACTACGTCTAAACCAGAAAGTTTTATATAACTCTAACATTACTTTACTAACAATATCTACAATCTCTGCTCTTGTATTTCTTCCTTTCTTAATTTCAGTAGCAATTACTTTTTCTACTTCTTTTTTGAATTGGGGTTTGGTCATAAAGTCTTTAATCTCTTTTCTAGCTATTCTTGCTATTTCGTCTTTATCTGTTTTTGTTAATGCCATTACCTATAAATATTAGTTAACATTAGATACGACCCAAGAAGCTGTAACAATTGTTGCTGCCCCTAAAAAGAAGTGTATAACTGGTTTATTGTACCATTTTGGTCTAAGTTCTTTTGTTAAATCCATATATAAATCTATTCTCTGATTTAGTAGGTCTGTTTTCTCCCCCATGAAAGCTATATGAAGACTATCTTGTATGTGTAGTGTTTCGTAGTTGGTGATTTGTGTGTTTAATAACTTAATTTCTATTTTCTGCAGACTATCAGTTTGTTCATATACTTGAAATAGTGAGTCCATTTCAACCACTTCTTTTTCAGTAAAAGTGTGTGTTTGAGTAAAGGCCCATACTGGGGTAAGCAATAATAATATTAGTATTAATTTTTTCATTACTTAGCTCTTTTCATTTTAAATGCATCTTCATAAGCTTTAGCTATCTTAAAACAAAAATCTGCTTGACCTAAATCAATTGGGTCCATTCCGTCTTGCCAGAAAAGAGTATAATTACAGTACCTGGATGCTGTAGTAGGTTCAGGTGTAATATAAAATGTTATAGCTGGTGTTATGGCTTTTTGTAAAGACCTCCCCATACCTTGTTTATAACCATAACTTTTCCACGTCCTCATCCCCGGACATTTTTCATCTTGTTCTTTAATAACCTTACTGATTATTTTGGTTAATTCGTCTTCTGTTAATTTAATCTTTTTCATATATATTTAAATTATATGTATAATTATTCCTTATAAATCCACTTATCACTAAACGCTCTAAAATATCTTTTTGCTTCTTCATATTTTTTACAAGCTCCCATCATCTCTCTATCTATTTCTTTTTGTAATTCATTAAACCCTAAAATTATCTTACTTCCATCATGTGAGCGTATATCCTGTTTATCATGATAAAACATATTAAAGATGTGAGAACTCATTTCACGATAAGCGTCTAGAAATTTATTTCTATCAGCATCTGGGTCTCTTTGTTCTTTAACAACTTTTTGTATTATTTCGGTTAAATCTTTTTCGGTTAATTTTATTTTTTTCATGATTAATTTCTTTTTTTAAGTCTATTTTTTAGAGCGTTAGTTGCTTGTTTTCCGGATTTCTTTTTTACTTTAGGTTTTTTCTTTTTAATCTTTTTTAATTCTTCATTTGTGTCAGCAATTTTTTTCTTTGTTACTTTCTTTTTCTTTTTTACGTTTTCTATTTTCTTATCAACTTCTTTTGTTTTCTTTTCGTTTTTCTTTATATTCTTTTTAATCTTCTTAACTTTTTTACTTGAGTTTGTGTTCATAAACCATACAAGACCAATAAAAAATCCTATTGCCCCCACTATCCATTTCCATGACTTTTTTAAAAATTCCATATTATTCGTTTTCTTCTTCCATTTTATTGGTAGATTTTCTCTCTGCTAATACTTTTGCCCATTTTGCTGAAAATATTTGATAGTAATCTTTTAAGTTATTTAACATTTCTAAGGCTTCTTCATCGACTTTCATCATAGTCCCGCTCAAATAAACACCATTTCTTTCACCCACAGTGTAATAAAATTCTGTGTCAAATTTAACTAACATACCAGACCATTCAACATTATTTTCATATATGTTTAATGCGTTATAATCTACTAAATCTGAAACTTGTTCAATAAAATCGTCCATAGTTTCTTGGTAGGTATTTTTTTCTTCGTCAGTTAGTGTCACGTCTGGAGTAGTGTATCCATGTACCACAATTTTTCCACTAGAAACTTCATATTCTTCTACCTTTTCTATGTCTCTATCTAAAGTGTCTGTTTCTTTTCTTTGTTCAAATATCACTCTAGACTTATCTAGTAATGATTTCATCTCATCGTATTGTCGATTATTATAATCAACCACATTTTTTATTTTATTTATTCTTTTCATAGTAATTCAAAATTAAATGACGGATTTAAATCTGTCCAATATTCATTATAGTTACTTCTAGAGACTATCCCTCTAAAATTTTCAACACCTTCAACTAATACATTATGGCCTATAAACTCATTAGGTATGTTCTTTCTTTTACAGATATTTTTAATAAGTTCTGAAGTTGATTCAGTTTGTTTATCTGTATATTCGTCCCAAAATAATTTACCTCTCCATTTCTTCTCGTGTGCCTTATTAATATAAATATTACCTAACCAGTCAATAAACTTACCGTCATTACTTCTTCTTTTAAGCCACCCTAAATTTTCTAGTGCAATCACTGTAACACCGGAATCACAATAACCAGATAAGTATTGTGGGGTGATGTCATTTTTATTCAAATGGTGTACATTACCGTCTTTTTCTATAAAATAATTAGGTATTTTTTTATGTTTACCATTATTTCTTAATTTGAGCCCTCTTAAAAAATCTTTTGCTGGTCTATGAGTATTACATAAAAGGATTTGGTTATTTTCTTCCTCGGTATTTAAGGTGTGTTTTTGTCTCATCGGCTATGTCTTTATTAGTGATTTTAGTTATTAAGGTTTGTGTTGTGTCGGTTAATCTATATTCTTCTACATTATCTTCACTGTATCTTTCGTCCTCTTCTATGGTTTCGTTATTCTTTATTTCGGTGTCGTTTGGTTGGTAGGTGCTGTCACTTTTTCTAAGAAAAGCTTTATCGTACCCATTTGCCACCAATAAATCATATAATTGTTTTCGTTGTTCACTGTCATTTTCTTTTAAAGAAAATTCTTCCAAATCTAATTTATCTTCTAGAACTTCTTCGTCTAGTTCTACACTCTTATTAACAATCTTAAGAGCTTCGGCTAATTTTTCAAGGTCTTTTTCGGTAGGGTTTATTTTATCTTTCTCTTCTTCATCAATTTCTTTTTCCAGAATTCCCACTTGTGTACTCAACTCTTCTAGTTCTTTTTCATCCAAATCATCCTCTGTTTTAATTACTCTAGATTCTTCCATTTCTTCTTTCTCCTCTATAGGAGAAACTATATCTTCAGTTTCTTCTCTTGGATAATGTTTTTCTACAAATGTAGGGTAAGTTACTATTTCTATGTCTTCTTCTTGGGTGTGTTTTATATATGCTTCTAAATCATTAAAGTAGTCATCGTCGATTATTTCTTGTTCAATAATCATTTCATCTGTATCTTCTACTTCTTCTGTTTCAATGGGGTAGGGGGTATTAAATTCCATTCCTTCTGGGACTGACATCATAACTTCGGGGTCTTTTTTCTTTATTTGTGCAAATGCCATATTCGCAGCTACCACGAGTGCAATTGCTAATGGGTCAAATACAAATATAATTAAAAGTAAAAAATAATTAACAACCTTATCCATTGGCCATCCTGTTGTGTTGGCTAGATATTTAAGAGGACCTAATTCTCTTTGGTCTTCATTAGATATTTCTTTTTCTAATAAAGCCATATCTGTTTTACCTATAGAATCTAATACAGCTTCTAACTTTAGATTTATATTATCTCTATCTGTAATTGAAGTTTTTAATTCTGCCTGTAATGCTCTTCTTGCCGAGCTAGATGTTGATGTAATTACTGTTTGAGAATTTTTATCAAACCATGATACTTGCTGTGGATTAGATAATGATACTCTTAAATCTGAAATTGATTTATTTATTTGAGTCTTCTCAATTGTTAAGTCTTCTTTTGTTTCTTCAAACCTAACTTGTTTCTGTTCAAGAATTAAAAGTGATTTGTCAAGTAGTTCTGATTGAGTTGCTGTCGATTGATATGCTCCAGATAAGAATCCGTAAATACCACCACTAGTGATTACCATTAGAACAAAACATGCTATCATAAGATAGCTCTTTAATACCTTATTTATGGTACCCCAATATTGATATAGTAGTGATGCTACCACTAATTTGGCGAATTCAAGTGAACCAGCCATTATTATTACTTGTGTGGAAGCACCCGCGAATAATTTACTTAATCCGAAGACAGAATAGAAGGCTGCTGACCCAGATACCGCTAATGCTGCTAACGCGATGAGTAATGGAAATAGTCTTTTTTTCATTTATCCTTTTATTGATAAATATTAATCAGTCAGGTATTCTAACAATTGATAGCTATCATTTCTTAATTTTCTTAAGGCTTTTTCTTTAATTTGTCTAACTCTTTCTTTAGTTAGGGATAATTCGTCCCCAATTTCTTGTAGGGTCATAGGTGTCCCACTTAACCCATAATAGTCTATAATTATATTTTTTTCTCTATCATCTAGACCTGACATTAGTTTAACTAATTCTGTTTTTAAATTAAATTCGTCTTTAAAAGAGTCTTCTGGGTCGTCAGCATTTTCATTAACTATCATGTCAATTAAAGTATCACCTTCTTCATTTATTGGTCTATCGTAGTTAATCGTAGTTGGTAGAAGAGCGAGTTTGGTGTTTAGTTCCTCGATTTCTTGCCCTACTTGTTTTTTTTGTCGATGTAGTTCTTGTATTATATTAACTGGGAGTCTTATAGTTCTTGCATTTTCATTTAGACATTGTAATATAGATTGTTTTACCCACCATACCGCGTAGGAAATAAACCTAAAACCTTTGTTCCAGTCAAAGTTTTTTATTGCTTTTAATAGCCCGTAATTACCTTCGGCGATTAAGTCGGATAGTGATATTCCTTGATTTTGGTAATCTTTTGCTACACTTATTACAAAGCGTAAATTACCTTCCAAAAGTTCTAAATGAATTTGTTCTATAACTTCAGGTGATGTACCTTCGGTTAACATAATTTTTGCTAATTCCTTTTCTCGTGCTGGGGTTAATACTTTTCTTTTTCTCACATCTTTTAAATAATGAGAGATTTCTGCTTGATTGATGAATGTGTTCTTTGCCATTTATTTATTTATTTTATTATATTAATACTACAATAAGTGTACCATACTATATAAACTGACGTTTTGTCATGTTTATTATATTGTGTGGTACAAAAATAAAAAATAAATTTGTATTAACCAAATATTTTTGGGTTTTTAAATAAGGTAAGGTTTGAGTACTCCAATAAGGTCTTCAGGTCCGTCCATTGCTTGGCCCGCTAAATGTCTACTTTTGTCTTGAACTGTAGGTATGTAGGTGGTGTTATTGTCAAGGTCTTCTATAATTAAAACTGGGGTGTACCACGCCATATGGTGTTCACGTTCTGCATCAATATACTCCCAACGTGTGTCCCCGTTTTCTTTTTTTAATTCTGGGGATGTAACCGTAATACATTTGTCGTTAAAAGGGATGTTATTCTCTTTTAAAATTTTTTTCGTTTCTGTACAATAGTCACAACTTGTTTCTGTAAAGATTGATACTTTATATTTTTTGGTATTTAGTTTCATTAATATGGTTTTATCTATTGTATTTATTTAAAAATTCCATTTCTGCTTTAGTGAGACTTTCTAACCCTTCATCTATTATTTTATCTAATAAATTATCTATAGTCATGGGTCTTAGGTTCTTTTTAATTGTACGACTTCTTACTGGTTTGTCAAGGTCGGTTATCAAATTTTTAAATTTATTATCTACAATATTCTTAAGTTGTTGTTGAAGTAGTTTCGCGACTTCTGGTTTTATATTAGTTTGTCTCTTCGGATTGCCTCCGTTAAAGAGATGGTCTTCTAAATTTTTATCTAACCTATAGGATAATTTTCTTGGTTTAGGCATTAAAAAGAAAGAGGTAACCTCCGTAGTTAAAAATTCTTTTAATATATCTTCTATTTCTTCAAAGGTCATTCGTGATTTTATACACATAATTATCACTCTATCTCCAGTAACGAAACTAAACTCATGATGACTTACTATGGTGTCCATAACATCTTTAATGTTCCCCATAATTTTAGAGTTCTTTTCAATGGTATTCCAATTACCAAACATGAATAATAAGTATTTTCTAACTCTTGGTTCCATACTTATAAATATTTGGTATTCGTTTCATTACCGGAATTAAAGGTAGAAATGTTTTTTTCTTTTGTTATTGTTATACTGTTGTCCGCCCATTCTCTTACTAATGGATTATGGGTGATTAAAAATACATTTTCGAAATAATCTTTTATTCTTCTAAAGAAAACACCTACTTGTTCTAAATTCTCATTACTTACCTTACCTAATACTTCATCAAATACTGTAATATTAGGTCTAGGAAGACATGATACTTTAGTTAAGACAGTCCTAATAGATAATGAAGCTAATGTTTTTTCAAATCCACTTCCAGCAGAAAGTAGTTTTTCAACACCACTTTCGTTGTCTACCATCCAAAATTCAACTTCATTTTTGTCATTTACTTTAATTTCTACCATAAAATTAGTTACATCAGATAATAACCTCATTAATTCATTATTTAATTTTGGTACAACACTTTTAACTATAGTTTTTATAATCCCATTTTTTCCAAATACCGTTAAATAAGCTCTAAAAATCTTATTAACTTCATTTTCTTTTTTAATTTTATCTATTTTAATTTTAGATTCCACTACTAGAGTATCTATAGCTTTTATATCACCCAAATTAGTTTCTATTTCTCTGAGAGTAGTGTCTTTGGTGTTGGTTAGGATATCTATCTCTGAATTCGTGGATAAAATCTTCTGTTCTATAAGTTTATTCTGTTCTACTCTGTCTTTGTTTTGTTTCCATTTATTCAGTTGGGTGTTTACCTTATCAACCTCCAGTTCTTTTTGACCTATCTCTAATACTAATCTTTCTTTTTTTAGTAATTCTTTTTCATACTCATCAAATATAGTTTTTTTAACTTCTAGTGTTTCTACTTCTTTTTCTAAGATGGTTATATCTGATGATGTAGTTTCAATTTTTTCATTTAATGTGTGTGAAGTGAGTTTTAATGTTTTAATTTCTTCACTATGGTCAACATCTTCTAAACTTCTTTTACATAATGGACAAATCTCCGCTTCTTCTAAATGTTTCCAGTTCTTATCTATATTTCTTAATTCTACTTTTTCTTTAGTTATTTCTAAAATTAAATTTTTAAGATTAATTTTTTTATTTTTTAACTTTTCTAAACTAATTTGTTCTGGTGTATCATTTTCACCATAATTCTCTAATTTTTTCTTTAAAATGGATATTAAATTATCTTCTTCTTCTTTTTTTTCTTCTAATAATCTAGGATTTACATTCTGTATTTCTAAGTCAATATCGGTTATTTTCTGGGTTATTAACCTATCTCTTTCTATGTTTTTTATTTTTAATTTATTAATAGAATCTTGTAGGTTTTTATTGTTTACGTTATTAGATTCTATTAAAATTTCTTTCTTAGTAGTTTCATTTTTTATTTGTTGCTTTAGTTCTTCTACATTATAAACATTAGAAATGAGTTTTTTAGACCATTCGGAATACATTTCTTTACATTTATTTTCTTTATCTTTTAAAACTTCTAACCCTATAAATCTACTTAATATATTACCTCTCTCAGTTGGTTTGGACTCAATTAGTGACTCTAAATTACCTGCTGTAGATAATACAGTCAAAAGAAAATCGTTCATGGTTCCAATCGATTCTTTTATAAACTTCTCTGTTTCTCTTCTTTGTTCTCCCGTAAAATTTTGTAGTGTACCGTCTTTTTTTCTTTCTAAAAATTCTAAACTAGTACTAACTGACCATTCACCCTTTTTAGTTTTTCTTCTTTTAACTTTTCTTACTATGATATAATCATTACCATCTATTTCTACTTCTCCTTGAACTATCACTTCATTGTTTTTTCTAAATCTGTTAAATATGTCCAGGGCTTTGGTGGTTTTTGTGGTGGTGTTAAAAAACAAAAAGAGAATTAAGTCCACCGCTAAGACTGACTTTCCACCAAAGTTAGGTGGGTTGGAGTCAATCACGGTAATTCCTCCTAATTTCTCTACATTCAATAAATTATTATCCCCGAAAGATAAGAAATTAGAAAATTTTATATTTTTAATATATACCCTTTTGTACTTGGTGTCTACCTCAAGCTCATCTGCAATTTTTATATTTACCTTATCATCTAAACGTTTTAATAACTCTATATCTACCCCTATATCATTTGCCATAACAAACTGTGACATAAGATTTCGTTGATAGTTGGTGTCCATAACATTTTGTTCTAAATCTATTTCTAGTTCATCTCCAGAACTCTTATCTATAGCTTTAGTTATTACGGTAACATTTTTAGATTTGTATTTATTTTGAAAATATGTTCTTGCTCTTTTTATTCTTTCTTGAGTGAAATTCTCTGGTATATCTTCCCTAGTTACTTTTATAAATGGGTTCTCTAGTTTGTTTATTTCCATATGGTAAATATCGTATATTTATTAATATAAATCAACATAAATGAAAATACGAATAACAGAAACTCAGTACGGTACTTTGGTTGGACATGCTAGTAACTTAGATGAACAACTTATCAAGGTACTGAGAGATAGATATTTTGATGTACAAACTTACATTAAAGACATAGACTGGGATGTGTTAGATGAAAAAGTCGCAGCTAAAATAGATAGAGCGGATATGGTTTTAATAATTGCTGCTTATAAAACCTTCGTTGGTAATGATGGTAGTGACACTCCTAATATTAATCCTTTAATGACTCAAGATGGTATGAAGTTGGGTACAGTAAATGGAAGTAATTGGTATAAATGTGGTAGATTTGGTAATCCTGAACGTCAACATAATGGTGTGGACTTAGATACACAGGATATTGCTAAGAATCAACCTGCTGTTGCTGCATGTAATGGAACTATAACTGCTAGTGAATATGGAGTTGGTAATTGTGGGGGCATGATTAAATTACAATGTAATAATGATTATACTGTACAGTATTGTCATATGGATTTTGTTTTTCCAGCAGAGGTTATAGTAGGTTTAAGTGTACCTCAAGGTTTTCCTATAGGTGTTACGGGTGGTGACAACCCTGACCATAATAAAGAAGGTGGTAGTAGTGGTGCTCATTTACATTACGCAATTTGGAAGGATGGTTATTCGTGGAATCCTTATTATTTACCGTTTACTAAATCATTAGAATTTGCTCAAGGTAGTGGTGATGAACCGGTAAAAATGCCGGCATGTAGATGTTCTAGTAGCCGCCCTGAATGTTGTTGTGAGTAACTCTATAATACTCCAGGTCCTGAATAATCATTATGTGAATCATCATCTTTAGGTGGTTTATTTTCTTCAAACCATTCTATAATTGCATTTATTCCCCATACAGACCCACTTGCTAACATGCCATCAAAAAATATATTACTATAAGGTATTGTAATCATTGATAGTGTAGGTGAGTAAAACGTTAGGGAAAAAAAGAACCCCACCCAAGTAGATGTACACATCATACATCCTAATAAATCTCCCAAAAATGTTGATTTCTTAGTTATCCATTCTCTCGTGGTGTCAAATATGCTACCAAATACTAGTATCTGGGACATTCCGTAAGCTGCTAAAATCCATATAAGTGTTTCCATAATATTAATCTAAATAGGTGTCGTTTAAGTTTGATGATTTCATATACTTTGCTCTTCTGTTTACCGTTACGTTCTTAAAGTGTTCAAGTACGTCATCTTGTTCTTTTATTTTATTTTTTTGTTCGTCTATTAATTGACTTGCTTCAGTTAATTCTCTTCTTAATTTTTCCAATTCTTCAATTAACTGAGTATCTTTTACTTCTTTCGTTATAATTTTTTCTATAATAACTTCTTTTTCAATTGGTATCTCTTTAATCACTTCTTTCACTATCTCTTTTTCTACTGGTACTTCTTGAATTTGTGATTTGGGTAGGAATGGTGCGACACCATACTTATCTAATGTTAAACCGTCTTTAGCACATTTAACTATAAAATTGTCTACCTCTGTTATTTCATTTAATTCACAATACATTGTGAATTCTTTTTGTAAATCTTTATTTATGTCAACCATTTATTAAAATTTCTTTATTATTCTCTATATCCTCTATATCTCTTATTCTAAAGTTAAGATATGGTTGGGGATTATCAAGGTTAAAAAATCTATATTTTTCTGTTCTTGTATTATATACACCATATCCATGATTCTTTATACTTTCACCAAAATTTTGAATTATGGTCGACCCTACCATATATGCTTTCTTATTACCGGGTATCTTGAATGTTTGTCTTTTATGGATATCACCTGCTAATACCACGTCACACCCCTCAAATCTATCTACACTGTACCCAGCGTCAAATACAAACCCAAAGTCATTTGATGACCCTTCTATAACACCATGAAATAGACCTATTTTATATTTGTCAGTGTCTAGTGGTATACTAGGGCTAATATTATGTTCTCTAAGAGAGTATACACACCATAATACATTATCATCTTCATAACATCCTGTGTCCTTATAATATACTATATTTGGGTTATTTAAACTATCTATTACTGGTGATAGAGCGTCCATTCTGTCCATGTTGTTTTCTAAAAAGTCATGATTACCTATTAGGTATATACATTTACAAATTTTAGCTGTTTCAGTCATCACCCAGGACATTAGGTTTATGAGTTCAGGGGTCATCTGATTCTTAGAATGTACAAAATCACCAGTAAAAACAATTCTATCTGGTTTTTCTTTTTTCCATTTTTCTAAGGCTTTTTCCAAAACTTTCTTATCTCTTTTATGTTGTTTATAGAGTTTTAGATGAAGGTCGGAATAATGGATTATTTTTTCTATCATTATTTTTTATATGTTTCTATTATGTCGTTTAGTGTTAAATTATTTACGGTTTTTATAGTATTCTTTGTTTTATACAACACATACTGTATTATAGTTCCTAATATAAATGTAATTCCCATCATAATGAAAAATTCTAGCCAATAATGATAAAATGCATAAATGGTAAATAATAGAATGATGATACTTGAAATGATATATGTTAGGTTATAGTGAATATTCATTAGTAATCTATATAGTTTAGGGGTTTTGTTATATATAGAAGTTAGATGTTTTTTAGGGTGGGTTTCGGTTTTTGATAAATCTCTAATATCCTTAATCCAACTAAGTGTTAAATATACAAGTACTGATGTTATGAGTATTGGTAGGAAAAGGTACCAACAGAAAAATATAAAAGATGGAAAAAGAGTTATGGGTACATTCCTTAATCCATCCGGGATTATCTTTAATATGCCTTTAACTGATGCTGAATTTGTTACTCTAACTTTTAATTTGTAGTCAGGCCCATATAATGCAGATAAAACCTCCAATCTATGATTTCCATTGATTATCTGAAATCTTCTCTCTCCTTCACTATTTTTTCTGGCTCGGACTATTATATACCCATATTTTGCTGGGTCGTAACCCTCTTTTTCAATACTTTCTTTGAGGACATTCCATGGGTACAGTGTACTTGAGGGGCCTTTAAAATAAACACTCCTAAATACCCTTTTTAAGAGTGATTTAAATCCTCTCATTTTTCTTTTACGCCATAGTTTTTCGTCTTTAGTCTGAATTATGTTGTCCTCCTTATCTATGGTAACCGCACCTGTATATCTACTAAAAGGTATTAATTCACTTATTTTAACTTCTAGTAGCCCCTCTGGCCCCTCCACTTCCTTCTCCCAGCTTTTTCCGTGGATGTATATTTTTTTCATTTTATCTGTATTTTCTACTTTCATTTTTTCATTATTTTAAGTATTTCATCTCTAAAATCATAACATTTTATAATTTTATAGGTTTCGTTATTTTCGTTAAACCAAACAATATAACAGTCTCCAAGTTCAAGAGTAGTATTTCTTTCTACTATTAATTTATAAAAAGATAACTGCAAAGAATAGGTATTTAACTCACAAACATCTAAATGTGACAGAGGTTCCTTAAATTGTTGCCATTTATTTTCTTTATTTATAGCTTTATTAGTTTTCCAATCCCATATTTCTAACTTTTTAGATTTTTCATTATAAAAGAGTTGGTCAATCATACCTGTAACCCCCCAATCTTTGTCACCAACCACAATTTCCGCACGAACTGGAATTAATTTACCAAAGGATTTTTCGTAAAAGTCGTCAAACATTTTCATCAATGCTTTTACGGATTCTTTGCACTCCAACATATTTTCTACACTCCCTAATGCTTCAGTAATATGATGTTCGGGAAATGGAAAAAGTTTATTTGTTAAAAAATTTTCTACATATTCATGGAAAGCAGAACCTTTTTCACAAGAAAAATCTGCTTTATATTTCCATTCTTTTAAAATTTCTTCCTTTGTTATTCCTCTCTCGTCGGCTTTTTTTTGTGACCAATACTCTTTATCAAATGGATGTTTGTATTTTCCTATAATAGAGGTTACTGACTTAGTCCTTACATTGTCTAAATAATATATATGTTCCTTGTCATGAAACTTAATGTTATTAAATTTAGCTAATTCTTTAGTTATTTTCATAATAATTTGATTCTTTTTAAATTGTCTACTCCGCCTAAATCACCAATATCTTTATCCTTAGGTAATTTTATTAATCTTATTCTATTTGTCAATTTACCGCCTTCTAATTTTCTATAAAGTTGTTGAGCGTCTTCCCACGCATCACCATCTAAACATACAATAATGTTACTGGTGCATTTATCATATAGAGTTTTCCATAGTCTATCGCTTAAATTTTTACCTAATACCGGAATTGAGTTGTTGACAAAAAACATATCGAATACCCCTTCTACTAGATATACATCCTCGTCCCAATTTATCATGTGTTCGTTGAATATTATCTTGTCTTTTTCTGCTTCAGGATTTTTATATTTATTTTTATGTCCCACATAGGAGCGTGAAACAAAATAATTTATTTCTTCATTCTCATCAAATGAAGGAACAATTATTCTACCTCTATACTTTCCTTCTGTGGTATAACCTATAGAATACTTAGAAATTACCTCATCACTTATATTTCTTTTTCTTAAATAATTATACGCTTCCTTATATGGGATGGTTAATTTATTCCCTTTTGTAAATGATATATATTCTTTAGGTAATTTAATGTCTTCATATTTCCTTTCTGTTTTTTTAATGAAGTCCCCACCTATCAATTTCCAAGTGGATTTTATTCTATTGTTACCCCATTTAAAAAATAGTTTATTTAATGAACCGTGGGTTCCGTAAGTTTCCGAACATGCCCAACATTTATATACCCCTTGATGGTAGTTAACTTCAAAATTTCCCTTTCCATCTCCTTTGTCTAATCCTTTAATGTCATAAGAACATACAGGACAGTCAAATGATATTTGTCCTTTGTTTGGGTAGTGGAGATTTATTTCTCCTAAAACTTCTTGTAATAACTCTATTAATAGTGGTGATTCATCCATGTTAGAAATATATGGAATATTTTAAGGTTAATCAATTACCAAATGGTTTTTTGTTGTAGATATCCTAGGACACAGGTATAAGCGTCACACATATCAAAATTTTCTTTTTTAAGTGTGTTGTTTCTAGTATAGGTCCATGTTAGGTGTGGTTCTTTTTCTGAAACTTTTTGCCAAATAATATATTTTTTATCACAACCAACCTCGTATTTACCAAATAATACTTTTTTGCCTTTATTGTTTTCCGTAAAAAGAGACGGGAAAGCAAATTTTCTAGAATTATATGTGGAGATGAAGTCGGGAACTATACCTAAAGTTTCGTAAATAATACGAGTAATAAATGCGTTATACCTCATTAGAGTAGAGACTGTACGTATATTGTTAGAATTTAAAAGAGGTTCTTCTATTATAACTTTAGTTATACCTACATTCCTATAGTCTAAAATTTTGGATTTAAATTGTTCAGCTTTTAACAACATTTCTTCTATTTTACTCTCAGGTACAGGTTTAATTTTTGGTGAGAAATGAGTTAGTTCTAATAAGTTTTTAGTCTGTGTGTCAAATAATGCCCACCCTATAGTTTTTGTTGATATATCCAACCCTAATACTTTTGGGCTTTTTCCTAGTTTTTCCATACTGTAAATTTAGAACGTAAGAATCAATTGTAAAGTGGTTGGTGTGTTCTTCTTTTTTTCTATAGGCCTGTCTGGTTTGGCTATTGCTAATAATTTATTTTGTGCGTCGTAGAGTCCAATTTCAGTTATGTATGTTGAGGTCACATCTGATAAGTCCCAAATCTTTTCTATATCTCCAAATGGTGTTTTAAATTGTATTCCTGTGTCTTTTCCACCTGCTCCATAATAAGGTGCGTCCGAACTAGCTGCGGTTTGATTTTCGGTAATATAAAATTCGTCAGAACCAGCTACCAAATCTAATTGTATTTGTATTTGTTTTTCAAAAGAATAATAAGTACATAACGCTGATGTACTTGCTGTGTACCATATTTGAGTAAATCCTGATACATCTCCGTCATATAATTCCGTCGCTGCAGAAGACGCTCCTGAAAAATCAAAGTACTGTCTTAAGATAGGGTCCGTAATTACCGCAAAACCTTTATCTAAATACATTATTCCTACTGGTGTGTCATTGGTTTGGGCATATGCTTTAGGGGTATTAGATGATGAAACAACATCTGTAAATCTAAAGTTGTCTGTCCCTCCTCCAGGATATCCATTAGGAACTACATTATTTTGCCATCCATCTGACCAATTATTTATAGCGGTAATTGAACTCGCTAGGGTTGGTGGTTTTATATCGTCACAAAATAAAAAAGCTACATTAGAACTAGCCATACCTGGTGAACCATTTATATTACCGGGGATGATAGGGTTACCGAAGTATTCTGCTTCATCAGAGTTATCCGATGATGTTGGTAATGGTTCATAATAAGAACTATATAAGGTGTATGTACCAGCGGTAGTATTAGCAAAGGTAAGTTTAACTGTTCTTCCGTCAATTAGTGTTCCGTATTCAGTACTTGGTATGTCTACTACTATTATATTATCTTGACTTAAAGCACTCATACCATTTCTTGCCCATGTTGATTCATAGTCAGTTACAGACCCTGAGGTAGCTGGTAAAGAAAAAGAAGAATATAGGTTTGAGAAAGCTCTTCCGTTTGATGGGTCTCTTTGTGCTGCTGTAAATTTTAACGTACTTCCACTTATTGAAGTCCATCCATCACCACTATAAGGTACCACTACCGTTTTTATACTTTTTTGTTTGTTTTCTATTTTTTTAAGTTTTCCCATTTTATATCCAATTTTTATAGTTGTTTGATTTAGGGTTTGTATCCAAAATTAAAGAAGATTTACCAGGAAAGTAAAGCATAACCATGTGAAAAGGGCTCCCAGCACTTCTACCATTGTCATTTTCTTGTATACCTGGAAATACAGTCTGTTTAGTTAATGTATTGCTATTCTCATAGTTTGTAAACATAACTTTACCTCTATTAGGTGGTGTTAAAGCGGAGATATATTTTGATGCTTTATAGTTTGCACTGTATTCTCCTGGTGTTCCGTAAAATTTTAATCCGCTCCGTGCTGCTATAGAGTCGACAAATCTATTTCTACCACCTGGAATTGATTGTGTATCAAAATAAAGTAATTGTTGGGTACCCGCTTTTAAACTATTTTCTGTAAAATTACTATTTCTTCTATAAAATTCTAATGCCTTTATATCCATAATTATTATATTTGTATTAATTGACCGCTTATTAATTTTCTGTACAATGCTTTTCCTCCTTCCGTTTGCCAAGCATAAGTATTACCAGTGGTGTATCCATGTCCTCTTGGGTCATCGGAATATGAAGATAAATCTACACCTGCTTCACCATACCACTTTAAAGTAGCGTTATCATAAGTTCTATAATAATTTTGTGCGTCTACATTATTGTATGAAATAGACTCCGTAAGTGCATCTTTATTAAATTTAAACCTTACTGTTACTTTACATGGTGCGGCAGTTGCATCGTCTTGGGAATATATAGTCCATGTAACTGGTATAGAAATATTATATGAACTAACACCGGTACCACTTAATCCACTTTTAAACCCACCTGACCATGTATCAGTTAACCAGTAATTATTGTTTTGTCCTGCTACACCTACAAATATATTGTCTGCCATTTTCATCATTCTTGTTCCTAAGGTATAGTAGGGTTGTTGTTCCGCTTTTACTCTAGCGGCTACAGCCACATTAGAGTTGTCTTTTGATGGGTATAAATTAAAGTATGGGGCTGAAGATTTTAATCCTTGTTCTGCACGATTCCAACTAGAAGAATATTCTAAAGAACCGACCAGTAAACCAAAAGTGTCGGTTGGGTGTGTTGTTTCTGTTATATTAATTCCTTTCTGATTTCTTCCACTTATGTTTACGTAGGCACCGACTTGATTTGTGAGTCTTTCTAATTTAATAGGGTAATACGTAGGACTCAGGTCACTAGTTGCTACATTTAATACTAATCTAGCAGATGGAATTGTGGTTGATATGCTCTCATAACCTTCATTACCAAAACCATCTTTACTTAACGGAACACTACTTTCCATGTCAATTGTAGTGACGAACCCAATAAATACTGATTTAATATTATAGTCTTGTGTTGCCCACCCGTTTAATGTGCTATTCATCGTGAACATAGGATAAGGGTTAGTGTTACTATCCCAAGCACTTAATCCTCCAGCATTTAAATACCCAATATCATACGCTCCAAATCCAATTCCAGCTCCACCACACCCTTTAAGAAAGCGTGAAGAATTATCATTTAGACCAGGGGAAAACACCATAGAGAATGGTGAAGCGAGTTTTACCCCTTTTAGATTGGTTCCCGCAAAATCTATACCTGTGTGTTCACCTCTCCCCATATATGCTCCTCCTGCTAATGCTAACGCATTGTAATAGGAGTAATCTTTATCCGCTACTAATTTTACGGTACTAGTTCTTAAGGTTGTTCCGTCATACACCTTAATAGATTCCCAGAAATTCATATATTGGGTTATTCCGTATTCTGATAATGTATTTAATAATTTTAAGTAGTCTGTCGTATTTTCAACATCTAGTGTATCTTTAAAATAGGTGGTAAATAAGGCGGTTATTCCAGACGAGTTTGTGGATAATACGTTTTTGTGGTCGTCTATATATCTAGAAGTTAATAATTTACATAAAACAAAATAGTCGTGTAAATACACATCTATCTCTACCGTATCTCTATAATACTCTACTTGATTGTTGTTATTTAAAAACCCTAACGCTACGTATTTCTTAGGACTCGATAATACATTACTACTTTGTGGTGTGGTATGTACCATATCTTTTTGTTTGTATCCACTACTTACCGCGTTTCTAAATGTAGTGTCATTCCCAGTAACGTCTGGTAAGAACCCTAATTGTGCAGAATTATTACTAGTATTCGTGGTATCCGCATGGTTTTGGGTGTTTCTGTAATCAATATCACTATCTGAAATCCCAAATTTATCAAATAAACCCATAAAATTACTAGCAGTTAACATTCGACTTCTAGCGTCTTCTGTTAATTGTATTTTAATTGTGGTTGTGCTTGCACTATCTATATATCCCATATTATTATTCTCTTATTATATAATTATCTAGTTATCCAATTTATTTTATCATTAAATACATTCCAAACAATCTCCGTTACATGGTGAAGCTTCACCTAGATGTTCACAAAGTAAACAAAAAACTTCTTTGTCTTTACAAAAATCTAAGATATTACTTCCATCATATGTCATACAGTTTAAAAATATATTAAAATCGGTCATATCTACTTTACCATCACCATTGTAATCTCCTATTAGTTCACGGGTTCCATTTTCTTCACCCTCCATTAAATTTAAAAATATTTTTAAATCATCAATATCAATTTTGCCATCCCCATTAAAATCCGAACATGCCCAACAATATGACGGAAAAAAAGTAGTAACCGATTTTCCTAATGTCCAACAACTACTAAACATGCCACTATCTGGTTCTTCTAATTCTGTAGATTTAATAGGTTCGTTATATTTTAACCATATGGTTGATGGTTGTGGGTTTACCCCAACTGACGTATTACTTAATTTTATTACGTTACTTTCTATACTATACTTAGGTCCTACCATTACACTTGCGTATGTTGTATAACCACCAGATATAGTTGTTAATTCCCCTCCTCGTGAGTCGGGTAAATCATAGAAACACGAACTACTTAAAGCACTTAACCCACCTTCACTTTGACACGTGTTTCCTGATGCAAATCTACGATAATCCATGTCTTTATCACCTAATCCAAATTTCTCTATCATAGAATAAAAACTACCATTACCAGCTAATTGTAATTTCCCATAATCAGATAGGTACAATCTAAATGTGTTTCCCGATACAGAATTATTATGTATATTTAAATAGGCCATTAAAAATCAATAGATATTGTAAATTGCTGGGTCCCCGTTCTGTCTACTGGTGACTGCAATTTAGCAATAGCCATTAAATCTGGGAACCCGTTTTCGTTATCAAATAAACCGATTTCAGTAATCTTTGGTGTAACCGCTGAATTAGTGGGTACCGCCATATAATCTAACCAGGTTGGGTTGGTTGATGTTAAGTATTGTGTTTGTCCTAATTGTACTACATGTCTCATTTCATAGATAGTTGCCATTATATCCGTCTCAAGAGTCCCATAAAAGAAATACTCGTCACCAAATTGTAAGTCTTCTGGTTGTGATGTAGTTGGTATGGTTATATAATTCTGTAACTCATATGCTGTCATAGCGGTATAGCATTGTATACAACTTGCGTCTGTATCACAATCGGTTAGATAAAACGTATGTCCTATCAGATTGGTGGCCAGTATCTTATTTCCTACTGTATGGTTAGGAATTTGAGCTGTAACATCTTTATATTTCCATAATGCTGGGTCTGGTTCCGCTCCACTACTAACTATTTGACTTAACAAATATAATCGGTCTGCTTCAAATCCAGTACCACTTAAGGAATTACCTCCACCATTAAGATTTCCTAAATCCCTTAAATAAGGAAATTCACTTCCAAATGTGACCGCTAAATCAAATAATTCTTCTCCTAATGCTAGGGTTTCGTAAGAATAGTAATTACAATGTAGTCCTGTTGGTGTACCTGCACTATTATAAAACATATAAGTTAGGTAAATTGAGTCGGTGTATGCTTGTACGACACCATTACCACAAGACCCTGATGTACATGAGGTACCGGCTAATACCTTTTCTGTTTTAGGGGCTGGTAAGGTAAAACTTCTATTAGATTTATATGACATTGCGGTTAATAATTCTTCATCATCTATAACCATCATTTTATAATCGGGAAATACTTTACCTACTCTATTAGGTGTAGCTCCACTACCCGCGTTGTCATCCCATAAATGATAATACCTTAGTCCTTGGTCATTCATATTAGTGTTTGGTGTGGATAACATTAGGTGTGGATTTCCGTCTGCTGGGAACGCTCCGGGATAACCAGGTGGGTCCACATAAAAAGTTTGACCTAATATAGTTTCATTTCCAACACCACTTCCTGTACCTGAACCAATTGCATTTTTCTTATGCCACATTAACCAAGGTAAATGTAATTTAAAGTTTCTAGCTTCTCCTACACAAGTTTGATTACCACAAAAACCTGCTTGTTTTAAAGCAAATTTTTCCCCATAAAAATCGGTAGTTGTGTTATTTGTGTAATGTAGGAAACCAGCGGCTTTCTGTTCCGATGGTAATACAACTCTTATATTATCAAAAGAATCATAATAATAGGTACCTCCAATAATATTTTGGTGGTAAAAATCAATAAACTGGTCAGTAAATGATTGCCCATTATTACTTTGTAATCCAAAATACTCTCTCGAGCCACAATATCCACTAGAACCATAATATGTATCTCCTTCATAGGCAGATGTATCTACACCAGCTAAAGTATGGGTCCAATTTATATTCATATTCCATATTTTAGTGTCGGTAGTATTCAAGCTTGCACAATTATTAAAGGATAATGTGTCATTACACCAATAGGTAGCTGTAGCTGCGGTACTATATATACTCGCGGTAGTCATTGGGTTTGCAGAAAAAGGAGGGTACACTCTTACATGTGCACAACTACCAGTAATACCCGAATATTGTTCTAGAGTATAATCCGGCAAATCCCTGTCTACCGTAATATTTAATTCGATTGCTGTTTGTGCTGAGTTGGTATTTCCTGCTTGGACTTGATAGAATAAAGTTTGTGATGCTGCACTATAATTTAACTGTGAACACGCATTACCCGAAAATTCATAGGTAACGGAAATTAAGTCTCCATTTATTGGTGTATAGCTTTGTGTGCTACAGTCCGCACTAGTAATTTGCATACTACTTGTACCCGTCATCGCGGATGCGCAGAACAACCAATTTGAAGATAGTGTATAGGCTGCGTTTGTTTGAGCTGAGAAGTAGGTGTATACCCCAGGTGTGTTAGTTTCGGGTACTGTAAAGAAACCTCTTGCTGTTGCAGTGTTATATACTTCTTCATAGAGATGTTGTGGAATTGTAGGTCCAAAAGTATCACCGCTAGTGATACCTCCACTTATAGGGTATTTTACATGACCCTTATTCTTTTCCGGTAAAGGTAATAGATTTTGGGCGTTGTGTTCAGCTTGTAAAATATTTAATCCGGTATATTGTGCAGGAAGACTTGTATTATAACAATTATAACACATTTCACTATCTCCTAATTGAAATAGTCCTATATTTAATTTACCTTCTGATAATTTTTTTCTACCAGCATCAGTTAGTCTGGCAACAATTGCTCCTTGTGTGTTGTTTTTAATTATATAACTCATAATTTTTTCCTTTAATCATAAATACATTTTATTTTGTTTTACTCATCTTAATATGGTGTAACTCTACCTAAAGCTTCTCTTTTAAAAGGGTTATCTGTGTAAAAAACACTTTTACTTATTTCAAATGGTATTCTTTCACTTTGTGATACAGTGTAAATCGTATCTTTATTTATTAATGGGTAAGCTCTTTTTATTAATACTTCATACGTATAATTTCCAAAAGTAGATGGTTCTAAATAACACATTTTATTTATGGGCCCTATTTCGTGTGGGTTCACAACTATAGTTTGTTCATCTACTTGGTCACCATTAGCATTGTACAGTTTGATTATAATAAATTCTTCTAAATTATATTTTTTTGTATATCTAATTGGGACTTGTGGTTTTTTAGTTGCTGCGACAGATATGGTTTGATATATGGTTCTATAAAATATGGCAAAAGTATCTCCACTTACATAATCTGAAGTACTACGTAATAATTGAATCCTTCTGTTACTAACTTGTTGGAAATCGGTGTCGACTGTCTGAGTTACACCGTTTAATGCTAATCCAACACCCCCCGTGGATTGTTTAGTTAAATTAATATAATAATACCCATCTGCTTCATATATAGTTTCTCCACTGGATGTTGGTACTGTATCTGGTAATGTAGCAAATTCAACGTAAGAATTACCCATAGTGTCATAAATCACTTGTACGACATCCTTATTTCTCACTGTTTCTGCATGAAATCTTATAGTTCTAGATGGTTGTAACCAATTATAGTCCCCTGTCTGTGGTTTAGTCGTGGTACCACTAAATCCTTCCGTTAATAATATTCCGTTCACATAAACTAAAGGTCCTGTTCTATTAAATATTCCACTCCTTAACGTGTAAGTGTATGTATACGCGGAATATGGTCCGGGTGCTTTTTTAACTACACTAGGTCCAACATAACCTGGTGCGTCAGGCATACCATCGATTGTAAATGTTTGTGTATAAAGAGATGGTACTGTATTAGCTGGATACTTAAAATCACCTAAGTATAAGTCAGGGGTAGCTGGATTTTTAACTACAACTAAATAGAAATCTCTTTTAATGTCAATTTTACTACTAGGTGGGTAGGTGGCGGTATCTATCCAATAATCCGCTACCGAGTTTTTGTCTTTAAATAAATAAGTTGGTTTAACAATAAATTGCCATGAACTTTGTGTTAAACTAGATAATGGAATCGTGGTGCTCGCACTAACAATTGTATTTTGTAATGTCTGGTCAAAATAAGAAGGTAATGTGTCAAATATAGCTTCATAGTCAGGTATGGTAGCTATTTCATCTGTTTCAGATAAATAAGGGTAGATTCTAAACTTAGGATAAGCGTCCCCAAAAATTAATTCGTCATTCTCACCACCAAAATAAAATTGTACTTCACAACTACCACTATTACTTAAATTATATATATTCAAATCTGGTACCCCACCTATTGTATCGGTTGATGTCACGTAAGGTCTATTTATTCCATTAATAGTAACTGATGGGTTAGGCATTGTTTGTAAAGAAACATTCATCTTAGGTCTTATTTGTGGGACCCCTGGTTCGTTGGTGGTATAAGGTACTTGTGATTTTGTTTCACTTATATTTAAGGTGGTGGCTGTAGTTGCTGTAATTATTACTGAAGTTATGGGACCTCTTTGTTTGTTACAATTAGGTACACTTAAATATTTTTGTATTGGGCTTCCACTAAATTGCATATGATACCAACTTACAGCTTCTTGTGAACTAGCATAAAAGCCTATTCTTCGTGAACCTAAATATTTACAGAATGCATAGTCATCTATCCATGGTTCTGCGGAAATTGTATTTCCTGTCCATGTAAGTCTATCTAAAAGATTAAGATTTATTTCATACGCGTCAATATATCCACTCGCTCCTCCTGCAGGTACAACCCCAGCAGGACCCATAGTATGGGTAAGTTGGATTTTAAAATGTTCTCCCATTTCTCCCGACCTCGTAATTTTAGTTCTTAATGAACCCATGACATCCCAATTTGCTCCTGATAATGGTGTAGTTCCCCCATCATTCTCTAAGATTTTAGTACTGATATAAGGATTAGTAGTACAATTAGCACTTAATCTACAGTCTCTAAATTGATTTCCTGAATAATAAAAATTAGAATAAGCAGTATTTGTGGTATTATCAAGAATCGATATAGCTCCCGTAGAACCTCTAAAGTTTAATGAAAGAGTATGGGTAACACCAGTAGGCCCATAAGTTCCATATTCATCTCTAAATGACGCAAGAATTAAACCTATTGTATCATCATCACTATCTGTAGAATTAAATGAAGTGGCCCAGGTATAATTCATATAGGAACATAGACTGGTTCTTCCAATGATTTGATTCCAATTTCCTGTTGTAGGTGTTGCAAATTTACGTAAAGCACTTGGTGCCGCATTAACTACGGTACTTGCTAACGCAACATTACCTGATGAATCTACAGTATAATCATTACCGTCCACATCAATATTACTAATACCGTTGGTTGAACCTGTAAGAGCTCTACAAGCGACGGGGTTTCCGTAAATTCCGTAGTCTACTCTAGGGTCCCAGGTTAACCAACCATAAGTTGTCCCTGGTAAACCGTTCCACCAAATTAAAAATTTATTTATTACTGTATTATAATAAAAATAACCTACATCTGCTGCGGTAGCTGTTGGTCCGGAAGGTCCTATGTTATCACCTTCGTCTATAGTATATGCACTACTTCCTAAATACCAATTTTTTGTGGTATCAGATTTTCTAGTTGCTGAACTTCCTGTATAAAACCAAACATATGGATTATTACTATATATTCTTCCATTACTACCTAACCCAGAATCAAAATTACCCCCACTACCACCACCAATCGCAGGTCCTACACCTGCCCCAAAAGTAACAGTGTGGTATGCACGTGGTAACCACGATTCCCATTTAGCAAATAAATTTGCTATGGTCCATCCACTATATTCTCCACCATCATTATAATCCGTATAGGTACATCCCGTTTTATCTGGTCTTTCACTGAATTGGGTTGCTTTTTCTTCAATAACACTTACAGTATAAACGCCGTTTTCGATATCACTAAAGGTATATGAAGTGTCGGCTGTAGAACCATAATAACTGTCTTTTAAAACACTATCTTTAGAAAGTTCATAGGTGTAGGTTGAAGTGGTGGTAGTTGAACTATCTATTGTTATGGTTCCTTTTTTGTTGGGGTCTAGTATACAGTCATCGTTAGTTAATCTAGCTGAAATGGTTGGGTTTGTATATCCACTTATTAATATATTTGTGGTTCCGGTACCTCCGGTTGCATCCGTTATTACAGCTTGGTATTCCCCCTCACATAAACTAAATATATTAAATGTTGTGGCACTATAATTACTTATGCCGGACCAGACAACACTATATGGTGAAGTGGTACTAGTTCCGGAGACTTGGGGGTTATATATAGCTCCTCCACATTGCCCACTAACAGTGTCTTGCATAGTAACACCCACTAAATTTATATTACCGTTATTTCCTATTATACTTCCCATATTTTATTTATTTTAACATCTCTTCACAAGGTACATCATTGCTTATACAATCACCCATAGCCTCACACCAATAATAGCTATGGGGACATACACCTTCTTTATCAGTATCTTTATCGGACTCTTTACTACCGTCATCTACTTCCTCATCATGACTACCCCCACCATAATCACTGTTATCTTGTGTTTGTTCTTCTTCTTCAGAAGGCGTTGTAGGTTTACCACTACTTGTGACAACACAATCTGCCATACAAGTAGTTAAACTCGCGTATATTATACTACTAGTAGTAGTTAGTGTTTGGGTGCTAGTTCTTGATGTATCCCCCATACCCTTAATCCCACCTGTTTCTGCTACATATGGAATACACACCCCATCATCACAAATGTACCTAGTATTATCTGGTCGTTCTTCATTGGTTTTTATAGGCTCTCTAGGTCCTCGAGGCCCTCCTGGTGGATTCCATGGTCCTGATGGTTTGGGTGGGGCGGTTCCCCCACCAGCATCTAGTGTTGTTAATGATGTTGTAGATATGAGGGCTGGAGATTTTTTAACTATATTTCCTGTTGGTTCTAGTACAAAATCAGCGTCATCACAACTCCCTACTAGAATTGGTTTACATGTATTATATAACTTATCACAATGTTTTTTTGCTTCTTGATAACATTCATCACAATTTAATAACTCTAAATTAGTATAAACATCACTCACACCATAGATTGGGTCTATTCCGAGTTCTTCTGCCATAGTTTGTCCACATTTACAATAATATTGACATCTAAAATCACCCGCCATAGTTGTTGGTCCGGGATTATAGTGTGAATAACTAGAAATAATTTTAATTTCTTTACCATTAATTTTTAATTTTTTGTTTACATTAACTAATTTCCAATTCTGTGGGATATTTTTATGTAAAATATCATATGCTGTATTCACTTTAGATGGTGAACATGGTTTATAGAAATTACATTCTGGTGTTACAACTATATAGTGAGTTAACTGGTTTCCAAACATATTTTTAAACACGTTTTGAATAACATAGGATTGTTTAATTTGTGGGAAAGTAAAATCACATTTCCCACCATATTCATCATTATACGTTGGTAGGTTGAAGCAGAATACTCCATCTTCATGCATTTCACTAAGATGGCAGAAAGTATCCTCACATTTAGGTAATATATAATCTTTGATGGTATTATTTTCTATTAATTTTTGCCAATTATTAGTGGGTGTGGTAACACTTTGGTCCCATATTAACATATCCTTTGGTCCGGTGGTGTCTAAAAATCTTAATCTATTAAATGTTTCTTTATTTACTACTGGTCTGGTTATGTTTCCACATTCTTTATCGGTTAGGTATAGGGTACCATCAGTTTTTACTTTTCTCTCTTCTCCTGAAGAAACCATTGTAAATGCTTTGGATTTCTGTGTCGCGTCAAAAAATAATTTTTTATATATGAATTCATTTCCTACTTTAACCCCCCTAAACCATGGTGCATTTTTAGTGTTACCACTTACGTCTAATTGGTGTCCTAAATTAACTTTTAAATTGGTTGTTCCAGATTCACTAAAATAATTGCTTTTAGAGTCCGCACTCCAATTAGTGTCATAAGTTAAGGTTAGAGATTGTCCACTAACTAAATTTATAAACCCAGTATCTATAGTGATGGGGATTTGTTTGTGGAATATCGTCGATGATGAAACCCCACTTAAAACACACACATTACTCCCACTAGATGCTTTGTCTAATTGAGTTACGGGTAACGTTAAGTAGTCGTTTGCCGTCCCATATAGTTTACTTCTTAAAACTTTAAATTCTTTAATAACAGTAGAAGCTGTACTTCCTGAATTAAATTTATTCAACCTCACAGTAAAATTAAAATTTAATATCCCACTATTATCGGGTATGTTGTCTACTCTTTTTTCCTCCGCGGACTTAAATTTATACCCCGGGTGGAATTTATAGTTTGTATCCAGTATGGCAGTCTCACTCTCACCTTCCCCCGCTTGAATTATGGAGGTATTTATTAGTCTTTTTATATCATAATTAGTGCTTGGGTAGGTTCCTGTAGTCGAGGAAGGGTAAGCACGGGAAAGATAGTTACACCATTTAGTATCTGTATATTTAATGTCTAGATATGCTTTATAGGTGAACCTATAAATACCGTTACCCGAAACACTATATGTCAAGTAGTTATCTGGGTTTGATTCATTTAACACAATATTTCCACCGTTCTGACTATACCCTTTATTAAAAATATATGGTCTGTATTCCTTGGTTATATCATCTATTAATGGTAACTTTTGGTTGGTTTCTATATTAGTTATGGGTATTATGGTGCTTCCTGAATAAGTTGAACCTGTTAGAAATAAATCGTAGGTGTCATTACTCTTGAATTTGTCGGTAGTTGTAGTGGTAAATCCGGAATATAAACTTTTAGTGGTATTAGAATAAGTAGTAAATAAAAAATCGGTTTTACTATCACCACTTATTGGTGCGTAGTTAAATAATCTAATTAACTTCTGGTGAGATTCCTCTGTATGATACGCTCCTTCCATTATTCCATGTTCAGGGTGTATATGATATGAACCAATATAATTTTTTCCGTCTCTATATGTAAATTCACCACCACTAGTATATAGGTTGTTTTGTTTACCTTCTATATCATTAATCAGTGTCTTTTTTCTAGGACAAACTAATATACTTCTAATAAGTCCGTTACTCTTATAACTAAAAGATATGTCATTAAATTGGTCTAGTACGGTTCTTTCTACCCATTGTGATATATCACTATATGGTCTTATAACATTTGTAACAGTTCCATTTGGGTTTACTACTGGATAGGTTTCTATATTACCTATCTGCTGATTTTTTAATTTTTCTGCAAAGGCTACTAATTGTTCTTCCGTTGAGAACTTGAGGGAGTAACATTTATTTGCTTTAGTTACTAAGTTATTGTTAAATAGTTCTTGTGCCCAATCTAACTGATATATTTCTTTTCCTTCTTTAAAATATTTTCTAGTTGCGGAAATATTATTGTCAAACACTACCCTGGAAACATTATAGGGTATCTGTATTGTATTCAAAGGTGTTAAATTTACATTATCTAAGTTAACATCGGGAACTATATTATTTTCTACCGCGTAAACCTTACTAGAAATTAAATGTAACCCTTCTACATCTGCATTATATTTAATAAGTTGTTTCTTATAATCATGTAAAACTTTTCTTGACGCTAAGTCTTTTGGTGATAATGACAGGTAGGTGGTATCTAATTCTAATTCCTTTGTTTGGTTTATTACTTGTCGAGGAGATTTTATATCCAATAAACCATTTTCAATAGTAATAGTATTATCTTTTGTTAATTTAAACCCTAATGTATTTATATATTGATTTTGTGATTCTATAAGAATATCTAAGTCAAAAGATATATTATTCATTATTTTTTTATTCACTCTGATACCTGGTATTAGCATTTGTATTGTGTGGGATTTGCCCCCGTTACCTCTTCCTAGATTTCTTAGGGCTCCACTTCCTGTTTTAGTACCATAACCAGTACTTACGTCGAAATAGTTTTGGTGGGATAGAAAAGCACCCCAACCACCACCTTTAACTTCCTCAAACCCAAATACACCTTGTTTATTTCTAAAAACCTCTAGTACTAGGTTGGTTGTGGTAAAACTAACCATATCACTATTATTTTTTATGTCTATATTGCTTGCTGGAAATTTAAGAAAAACTCTTTCAGCTGTATTATCACTATAAGTTACTACCTCTACCGCTCTATTTGTATCATAAATGAAAGTAAATGCTTTAGTCTTATTATAAGACTTGTTGCGCTTATGTGGTATATTTTCATCACCTGAAACATAAAATACAAATTTTATCTTATCTGATAAAACTCTTAAATCTATTCTACTCTTATATATTTTATATGGCATAATACTTAATTAATACGACATTCCTCTACTACTTGTTATCGGTGTTCTTGCTCTCACACCTAATGTACCCCTTCCTCTAGTTGGTGTATTAGGGACTGTTGGTGTTGTAACTCCACCGGTAGGTGTTATTGGGTTGTCACCCTCAATATTTAAATCATAATTTTTTATCCAATTTATATCATCATCACCAAATTCTTTTAATCCGTACACACATAAAAGATTATTTACACTACCTTGTTTTGTAAATATTGCCTTCTCTCTATATTCTCGTTTATTAGTGAGAAATTTATTAGCTAATATATTAGTTACTTCACTTACTATCTCACTGCCAAATCTGTCTCCTCGGTTATCTATATTGTAAGATGTCGAATAGGTAGAAATAGGGGTTGGGGTGGACCCGTTTATTATATTATGATAGTATGTTGTACCGGTAGTTGGGGTTATCGGTGGTGAAACATTTTGCATTCTCATCTGAAATTGTGGGGCTGGATATGAAGTATATCCTGTTGGATTAACAGTAAATGTGCCTGTTAATGCACTAACTATGGTAGTTCCTGTCATATTATAACACCTGTACACAAACTTATCTCTATGGAATACTGAATTTTGTATTTTTACACCACTAGTCCATAAAGTTGTAGCGGGCATCATTTGTTCTATTATACGTACCCAATAATCGCCCATTGACTGAGCGTAGTCTAACATTTTAGTATATGTGTATTTATTACTATCCCCACATGTATTTCTTAAATAATCTAGATACATCTGTTGTAGTGTTGGGTATCCTCCTGTTTTTCCGTCACTTATGGTCATTCTATTTTTTACATCTATAAAATTTCTCCAGAAATATCTATGGAAGGTTTTAAAGTCATGTATTTTTGCGTTCCATTGCGGGTTTGTGGAGTCCCAAGTTCCTCCTGAATTAGGGTAAGGTGAGGGTAATGAACCTCCACTAAAGAAACAATTACTTTCAGCAGATTGTCTCCATATATCATAACTCAATCCTTGTCCTATATTTAAATTTAACTCTATATTTTTTACGTTTAGAACTAATTTTTCATTATATGTATGGTAGTACGCGTCTCTATTTTTAAAAGTAAAATCCCTTAGATGTCTTCCTGGTTCTAAATAAGGCCATGATTTTTTATCATCAATTATTCTGGTTAATCCAAAACCAAAAGGCATATGAGGAAATCTTCTAAATCTATCTAGATAAGGACATTTTAAGTCATTAGAGTATTGTCCCATAGTCCAGAAACCACCCCATGTGAACGGCCCAAATATATTATTTATCTGGGGGGTACATCCGGAGAGAACAGAAGTTTTTTCATCTATTATTAGTTCAGATTTATGTTCTTCATTTCTTTCGAACCACCCAGCACCTCTCTGGAAAAAATAATTATTAGTTACTCTTGGTTTGGTTGGGTATCCGTCTTTATCTACTGGGTAGTCTCCTTGTGTATTTTGGGGTGTGTACCTAATAAATGGGTGTGATGTAGTACCAGTAGACAAATAAAATGCTGGTTGTACACCTAAATTAAATAATATATGACTAAATTTTATGGTGGTGGTGTCGTATGTCCCTCCGGATATTTGAGACCATCTATTTTCAAATCTATTGGGTGGTCTATAGTAATTTGGTGACACCCATCCCGTACCTGTGTGGTTTCCAATATTATTCCAATTAGTGGTACCTGTGGAGGCACTCCATTCTTCGGGCCCCCCATATCTATATTGTAGGGGTTGTTGTAATCTAAGTTTAGAGTCAGCTAGTACAATATATTCGTTAAATTCTACTAATGCTGGAGGAGCTCCTATTAAGGACAATAAAAACTCTATAGATTTTCTGGTACCCTTAGATTTAAATAGGTAAGCCGTATTCATTAAAATTCTTCTATATAATTCTACATCTAACTCTGCTGGTGTTTTACCTACACTAGTTCCTGAGTAGGTGGGGTTGGATACTCCTAATACGCTATCCAAAAATGTGGTGTTATCTAAGGTTGTTGGTGTTGTCCACCCTAATGTCTGAGCAAAATTCTTAATTAATTTATTGGGTATGTTGTTTTTACCGTCATAGGTAACGTTAGTCATATAAGCTATGCCGTCTACAAATGTTTTTACATCATCAAAGCTTCTTCCGTAAATTTGTAATGTTTTTTCTACTTTTTGGTCCGTAGTATCGAATTCTTTTAGTATTGGAGCTGTTAAAAATCGAGAAATTAGATTGGTTTTTTGTTGGTCTAGTTCGTCCCCTATAGAAGCTAATTTAGTTAAATAGTTAGTGTAATTACTAGTGGTAATATCTATATTTACTGCATCTTGACGTATCCATGTAATATATTCGTTATTAAAATATGTTACTCCTTGGTCTGTCTCTTTTATTAGTTTAAAGTGTGCTGTATAGATAGGAGTACAGTCTCTATTTACTAAAAATGATTCTATATTATCAAATTTTTTAAATACTTTTTCTGATTCCTGTTTGTTGGGTTTTAAGTAGTACTGTGTTGTGGTAGTGCTACCGGTTCCGAATGGAGCTCCTTTGACCGTTAATTCTATATAATTAATGGTTGTAGTTTGTGGTTTAAATTTTAAAACTTTATATTCTTTGTCAGTAATACTCCCACTAAAAGTTAAACAATAGTTATTATATTCTTTAGTAAAATTTCTTAACTGGGATACGGTACCATCAGCTACATTTACTATAGTATCACTACTATAACCAAATGACTCTAAATTATTTATTATTTGTTCTTTATTTAAATTGGTGGTTATAATGTCACCATTAGTTGTAAACTCTATACTAAATGGGTTCGATATATAGTTTACATTAACCTTAAAAGTGGTCTGATTTCTACCACTATCATAAACAATATTATAAGCGGTAGTATTTCCTGTGTTGTAGTTTGGGTCTATTCCATCTATAAAAAGTGCTCCTGGAAAAAAATTTATTATATTCTGAGTAGCTACTTTTAATCTTTTGTTTAAGGAGCCGTATAATACAAAATTAGTTAACTCAGTAGTATCATTATTAATATATACTTGTAGTTGATTACTACTTAATGATTGAGCTAATTCAAGGTCCGTTATATTTAAAGATTCTAAAGTTATAGGAGCGGAAAAACTATCTAGATTGTAAACACTACTACTTTGTCTAGAATAATTTTGTGGGGTAGAAAAATTACCTAAAGTCATTTGTGATGACCCATCAGTAATCTGATTGCCTACTAAGTTATCACTGAACGTTCCCAAACCATTGGGTGGGGATGGAGGATATCTAAATCTATTACTAGGCATTGTATTATTGGTTAGTTATTATATTATTAAATGATTGACTAAAATCGATATTGTTACCTCTATTTTGTCTAACCTCAAATAATTGGTCATTAAATGCGTCTCTTACTTCATATAAGTCATATTGTTGATATATGTTATTTAACCCACTTAAATCATATAAGGTGTATATACCAGTATCTATAGATTTTGCTTGATTACCGTATAATGCAATTGCTAACGTGTCAAAGTCGTGGTCTACCATCTCGACATCTAACACCATTGGGTTAAAGAAGGTGTTAGTTATTATTACTTGTTGTCCTGCTTGACCAATGAATGGAATAGCGTTTGGATTATTTGATGGTGCACTTGTTGGTGTTAGTGTACAAAAAACTAAATTAGTTTTATTGTTGGTATACACATATCGTGGTGATACTTGATTTGGGTTGGTTAATTTTGCTGCTACAGGTTGACAATAAAAATTAGATGTTACAAGCCTAAAGAAATTACTCTTTTTTGACCCATCTAATTCTAAATATTCTATTCTATATCCTACTAATTCAGAAGGTCTAAACCTGTCTCTAAATTGTAGTGGCACTGAATTTAAATCGAATACTAAACCTTTTACGTTAGGTAACGATGATAAAATACCACAATCTATAATATTAGTTCTTATTTCAATTGGTCTAATATATACTGTATATATACCTTTTTGACTAAATACAGCTGAAGGTAGTTTTAAATCATATAACCCCCCTAGTACTTCGTTAGGGTTACCACCGGTACTAGTATTGTGAACATGTGGAGCTAATACTTGACTGGATGGTAGCTGAGTGATAACATAATTGCTAGCTGCACTTCTATCTGGTTGAAAATGTACTATAACTTGTGCGTCTTCCGGACGTACATCTGCTGGTCTTTTTATTCCGTATGCTCCTAATGCCATTTATTAATATTCTTTTGCTATTTTATAGAACCCATAACCATGTGTAACTAATTCTCCCATATTGGGTGTTAAATCTAGTCTTTGGGGTCTTTCAAAAACTGATATTTTCCCTCTCTCAATAAATATATTTGACCTAGTTTCTGGTCTTTCACATACATTCATTAATACCTCTTCTTTTGTTAGAGGTGGGATACACCCACTATATTTTACTATACCTAAACTCATCTTTATTTTATTATAAATATCTAACTACTAATTTATATTTATTTAAATTGTTATTACTCATAGTGTAGCATTAATAAGTACAACCACCATTATCAGCATTTGCACCAACATAGAAGTTAGTTGCTCCAGCAATCACGGTTGGGTTAGGAAAATTCAAAGGGTTGAGTACACTACCCTGTGTAATTTCCCAACACATAAGACCACCAGGATTCAGTATGGGGTCGTTTTCCCATATAGTACCACAATCCGTACAACCATAAACAATTGCTGGGGTACACATATTACCACTTTGGTCTACTAAACAGGACTCCCAATGTCCATTAAATCCAGGTGTGAAAGTACCATTTATAATGGCACAAGGGAAGGAAGATGACATTGGCGTTGCCATTCTTGCGTTTGCCGGTGGTGGTGCTATCGCGTTGTCATCAACACAACAATAACAACAACCATCAACTGGGTCTGTAACACAACCACCAAACAAATAATTAAAACTACCACTATTACCAGGCCACGGAGTAAAGGTTATAGGTGTTGTGCCTAATGCACTTGCTAAAGTAGTATAACACCCATCACAATCCCCTGTACCATAACACGGGTCACCAATTTGGGTGTATCCACAGCTCATCCATCCACCACCCCCAGCCATGGCAACATTTATATACGCTGATGGTTGGTGGAAATCTTTACAACTCAGTGCGTCTCCAGGACTCCATATGCTGTCGTCTATTACTACACAACAATAACAACATAAATCGTCTGGGTCTACCACACATTCATTATCAGTATATACAACAGTTGGTTGCCACGTACCTAAAAATGAAACTGGTGCTCCTGGGACCATAAAACTATTTAATACTGAACTACAATCATCACATCCTGGTGGGTTACAACCCAATAAACAATCATTATATGCTGTAGGTCCGGTATAAAAACCACCACCACCTATTGGGGATACACACTGGAAAAATTGGTTACAGTCGTAGGTTGGCATGTTGTGGGCTGAACAGTGAGGGTCACATGGTACCCAAATCTGTGATGGTTGTTGGTGAGTCCAAACTTGTGTAGGGTTTGCTGAACTACTTCCATCACACGCTAATCCAAGTAACCAATTCTGATAACAGACTGCTGGGTCAAAAGCGTAATAAGCGTGAGTAGGGTCCGAATCACCTACAAAGATATAACAACATTGGTCAATTGGACTTAAGACAATTTGATTACTACCCCATAATAGATTTAAACCCCACACTTCTGGTGAAGCATTTCCTTGTCCTGTAGCTGTATTATCAAAAGTACCAATTGCTGATGACATATATTGACCATATGGAGAATATGTACCATCCAAGGGTTGGAATTCAAGCATATAGGTATCCTGACAATCTATGCACAGTCCTGCGGTAGTACCTGTCCAACAACAATCCGTGGGGTCATTCAGACAATCTCCCAGAGTTGCGTAAACAGGACTGGTATTAGTTGGTTCACATATGCATTGAAGAGAGTGGGTTATTACACCGCCAGGTCCACCATGAGTTACTATACTCTGTCTACACAGAAATCCAGTAGTACCAGTATTTCCGGTATAACAACATGTATGACTCGTTTGACAGTCATGCATGGTCGGGAAAGGTCCCCATGTTCCTGGAGGCATGACGGCTACACAGTTACATGCTCCTAATGTTTGGTCACAGTCATACATAACAGTCCCTGACATTCCTGTGTAACAACATTCTGTTTGGTCACTTAAACAGTCACCTATTGTCGGGTATTGACCTACCGCAGGTGATGTTACTGTAACACAGTGACACTGTTGATTATTACCTTGTATACAATCGTAAGTGGTAGTAGTACCTGTCCAACAACATTCTGATTGGTCATTTAAACAATCTATTAAACTTGGGAAAGTCCCAAGAGGGTCCTGTACACATTGACAATCGAAATCTCTACACAGATAGTTCATGGATGTAGTACCTGAACAACACGTGGTAAGGTCACTTTCACATGCAGTTTGAGTTAAGTAATTGAATGGTGGTCCTAAATATGTTGTTAGCGTATTGTTAAACACACAACTACACATGGCACCTGGAATACATTCCCAGTAACCACAACAAGGGTCACTTAATAAAGCTTGATTACATGACGGACTATCAGGGTATTGTCCTCCTGGTCCTGTTACTGGAACACAAGTACATGAGGTAGTTGGGCATTCACAGTGGTCACTACTTACAATCATGTTTGACTGACCACATACAGCTGTAAGTAATGCTCTTAATGCCCACCAGTCCATTCCAACATTTGCTGCTAACCCAGCATTAACTAGGTGGTCAACCCACTCTTGTTTGGAGTGGGAAACCATAGGCATGTATGCGGCCTCAAAAACTGAGTCATTAATACAGACTGGGAAAGTCATAGTTATCGGATACGCTAGTGCGTGACCGTTACTGTCTAAACAAGGACTACCAAGTCCAGTCCAACTCAAATTTTCATAATAATAATCTGAGAATGGTGTTGCTGGTGGTACTCCGTTTACGGGGTCACATAACCAAAATATTGCTGAAAATGCACCAATCAGACCACCAGGTATCAAGGTCATGTTGGAGCAATCACCAGGGGAAGGTGTTGTTACTCCTGGGATACAGTCATAAGTTATAGAAGGTACGGTCACACAATTAGGGTTACATGTAATCCATACTAAAGTACCTGAATTATTTGCGTTAGTTCCAGGTCCTGCTGGTCCTGGCCATACCGGATTTGTTGTATTTAAATCATTTTGGTAGTAAGTGTAATAAGTATATGGGTCTATAGTCCAGAAATTTGAGGGGTCATCATCTACAGCTACATAGCAACATGGTGTTCCGTCATATATAAACATTACCACATCACCTATAGAATAATTTGTACCCATATTCCACATAGGAGCAGGTCCAGTGAATGGACTAACAGTAACACTTCCAATTTGCCATGAATTTAGTGTGTCATCAAAATATGTATAGCTTATACTTCCAGTGGAAAAACATTCATAACACTCACAACAACTATTTGCACCCGCGTAGACTATTACTGAGGCTACTGCGGTTTGACACAAGGCTTCAGTTGTATAATTGGGAACACAGTATTGTGAAGCTTGGAAGGTGCAGAAACAGTCATTGATGCAATCTCCACATGCCCAACTACATACTGACTGACAAGTTATTAAATCGATATGTGGTCCTGAAATAAATGATGATGGTGGAGATGATGAAAGGTATGGTTGGCATCCTACAATATCTATACACCACCATTCAGTGGTAGCTGAAGGTACACAAGGAAAACCAAGAGGTGTTAATGTGGTTTGTTGTTCACAGAAAAACGGTGTTAATTCACTTGGTATCTGTGTACAAGTACATGTGGCAATTCCCCAGTCTACATCATTACAATGAGCGGTGCCTGGTGGGGAAGGACAATCACAACAGAATCTACATTGTTGTTCACAACTTAATTGGTCTGGAAATCCAATACCTGTAAAATTATTAGTTACTTGTGCGTCAAAATAAGTATTAGCTGGGTCGGACGGTCCTCCTGCTAATTGACCGATTGCTCCTTGTTGGTGTAGGACACTCGCTCCACCATAATAACTACCGGGTCTACAGGCAGATGCAGGTACTGCTGTTGTATAATCCCCATTTGCAGCTCCATAGGTGTCACACCACCATTCGTCTGGTGGGGCACAACAATCACAATCACCTCCATTCATCAACCAACAATCATAAGCTGAACCTGCTGTGACTGCAGCGGTCGATAACGCGTTAAATACACATGTTCCTAATCCATTTGGTGGGCAACCACATTCCCAAGTACACCAATCTTCACAATCATCAAGACTGGTAAATGGTCCTGGATAACCAGGGGTTCCCGCGGGAATTATCACACATCCTAGTCCTGCATTACCAGCTACGGTCTCACAATTAGAGGTCCAATCACAATACCACGTATCCGCTGACCCTCCTGGACAACAATCCATTACAGATAACATAGCAAGACAATTATCTAAAGATGCCATTGGATAAACTGGGTGGGTAGCTCCTGGTGGTACTGGGGGCCACGTTGGGTAACCACCAAAAAATATACCTGTATTAGTATTGTTCATCCAATCTTGTAAAACTACACAATTGGTTGTATCAGTTGTTGCATTTTCACAATAACAACTTGCTCTACAGTGTCCTTCACATGTATTCCCAGTATAACAGTTTTGTGATTCTTGAGTAAGACCTGGGTTGTGTATACATGATGACATTGAACATCCACTAGTTGTACATTCCCAAGTATTGCTTTGTACGATTCCACAGGGGTCACAACCTGTTGGTGCTGTCCCTGGAGTTGCACCACATGGTTCCCAGCAATTTGGGACTCCACCAGTTGATGGACCATCATCTGGAATAAAACAACTACAATCAAAAGTAGTTATACAGTCCGCGCTTCCCATTAATGACGGACACATACACACATAACAACATAATGGTGAATCTGCGTCCCAATGATATACAATATCATGTAATGTATAATTACCCATAATTACATATTGCCCTTGTGATGTAAGTACAGTACCTCCTTGTCCAATATTGGTCATATAATCATCACATGCACAGTAACAATCGTCTACTGTAGGCACATCACATATATATGCTGGTGCGGGAGGAGGTAATGGGTTTAAGGCTAACGCACTTGTACACTCTAACATATTACAATATGGAAGTCCCCAGTTAGGTGGACCAGTGGGGTCACAGTTCAGTCCTGGTTGAGGTGGTTGAAATTGAGGAATATAATAACAAGGCCAGTTTCCACCAGGAAAGGCTACTTGATTACCTGGTTCTGTTCCTGGTGCAGCGGTAATATCACAATCAGCAAAACAACAATCCGTTGCTTCACAACATGCTGTAAAATCACTATATCCCGTAAAGTTTGGGTTAGGATTTGAGAATCCTAGGTCATTTTGTGCCATATAATAGCCACTAACCCCATCTTGGCAATATGTGGGCTGACCGGTGGTGACATCTATAAAACAGTCCCAACCGGCATCACATGGACATAGTTGATTACATAAAATACTACCAGCAACATTTCCGCTAAATATAACTACATTATCTACCGGTCCTGGAGCGGGAGTTACATAGGTACATGGGGTCATACTATTGGTACAATCACATATCCAAGCTGACTCTATTACTTGACAATCTGCTGTACACGCTGAATAACCAGCTTGTGTAAATCCATATCCCGCGTAACCACAGAAACAATCATAACATGGTATACAGGGTTGGTTTATGGTTTCACACGTCCAACCACATGGTTGGGTTGCCCCTCCATTATTATTTGGGTCGGTTTGACACGCCGCTAAATCGTTATAAGCTCCACCAAAAGTAACTGGTACACACCCAGTACAACATTCATAATCAAAACCCTCATAATTACAACAAGCTGACGTAGACCATGCGTAGGAAGTAGGTGTTACCCCATTTGTTCCACTATTACAAACATTTGGTAAGTTGAAATTTGTTGGGGGTCCGGTAAAATAAAAGCTTTCATTTATAGCTAACCATTCATTCATATTTAAACCATTAGGTAGGACGGGTGGAACTAAAGCTACTACGGTTGTAACAAGAGAAGTGTATACTCCTGGAGTCATATTAGCATCATCTTCTGCACATGAAAATAATGTACAACAAGCATTAGGGTTAGCGGATTGTTGGGTTGTACATGAATATGCAGGTGGGTTACACCATCCTTCACAATCTATGGAGTTAGCAAATACTGGTCCCGCTAATGGGTTCATTGGGTCATAACTAGTATATAGAGAATGGGTAGAGTCAATTTGTGTACATCCAGTACACCCATATTGTCCTGGACATAACCATCTATCCGCATAACACTCTCCATCATCAAAATCATCTAAACAACCACCATAATATTGGTGTCCTTGAATTACATTTGTGGAGGTTGTTATTCCAGTACCAGGAACTAATTCACAACTTAATACTGGTATGTTATTTAAATCTTGTGGACAAATCCAAGTAGAACATCCCACATATTCCCAATATGTTGTGGAGGTAAATGCGGTCGGTGGGTAATTACCACTAGTAGCAGATAATGCTTGGTAACAATTACCTTCTTGACCAAATACGAAATCACCAACACTGTAAGAATAACCATTTTGAAATAGACCTGCTTTACCAACATTAGGGGATGGTGCAACAGGTGAGTTAACATGTGGGAAGGTTGTATCGTCACATGGTAGAGTGGTTCCTGGAGGACAATTTACACATTCAGGAGAACACGCTTCCCAAATATGTGCTATAGGGAGACTATTTTGGTACCACACACCTTGTAAAGTTTCGGATGGTGGTGTGCCTGACCATAATGACTGAGTTAGTCCTGTTTGAAATATGTCGGCTACAGCCATAAAACAACAACATGTATTATATGTAGTATCAAAAACTATATCTCCTACCATATAATCGGTATATGGTGACCATACTCCTCGTTGTGTATTAAATGTGATGGGGGTCCAAATCCCTGTAATTCTATCTATATACTCATCTTTAGTTTCACAATACTCACAATCCTCAACGGTACATTTAAAACAGTCATACGCACCAAAAGCAAGAGCATCTAATCCACAACTTTCTGCTACATAAAGTGTAATACCATTAGGGAAATCATAAAAATGAATAGGGGTAGCATTATTCGCTGAGGAAATGGTGTAACCTGTATAAATTGGGTCTGCCCAATTAATCTGCCCATACATACCGGTTTCTATATTATTTGTTATAGGATTTATAATATCACCTCCAATTGGTACTATAGTACCTATTACATATCCGGGGGGTAAATTTGGGGAATTTAAGGTGGTATAAGTTTGGAATATCCCTAACATACTAGTAGTAACACCTGTTACTTCAAAACAGTTTGGGAATTGAGTCATTCCACTATATTCATCTATGTGTGTTCCTGTATCCCATGGGATATAATTACTTTGACCAAAAACACCAGATGGACCTGAAGTATATCCTGTACCCACCGTTACACCAGACGGATTTATAGTTAACGCACTGTTTGCGGGTATCTGGTTCGTAGCAACTAATTGTGGATAACTATAATTTGGTGCTGTAATAACTTGGGACACACTAGTTGGTCCCCATGGGCTATCTTGTGTTATAGTAATTCTATACTCCATAGGTGGGCCTGGTGGATAGGTGTTTTCTGCTGTTATAGCCCCACCAACAGAAAAATTAAGTGTTGTACTATTCCCATCACCCCAATCAATAGTATATGGCAATTCTTGTACCTCTTTATAGTAACTAAAATCAGTAGTGTTCCATATTTGGATTGTATCTCCAGGTACCACAACAAATGTACTCGCTGTAAATACAAAATTAGAAAATGTTTCTTTCTGAAATATATTACCGTCCCATATACTATAATGTCCAATATCATTAAAGTCTTGGGATAACAATAAAGTTAGGTTATTTAGATTTTCTTCTAATCCAGGGTCACAGTGACATGGCCCTATAATATAAGATAGGGTATAGTCAGAAGTGGTATTAATTGGTTTACTAAAATCTACGTATAATGACTCGAAAAGTGTTATTACATAATCATAGGTTTCACCAGTAACTACTTGTGTAGGTGCACTATCATGAACATTAAACCCATAAAACGCTTTATAAGCGTAATTTCCAATATTAGTACAATGACCAGTACTAACCGAATAATTTAAATCCCATAGTATTACACAAGGGTTAGTTAAGGAGCATTGTCGTAAGTCCTCAGGGAAAGTAGTTATATCACCATTTAATGCATTCATTAATTGTGAAGCTGTCGCGTTATACATACTCATTCCAGAACAGTCTATACTATAATTTATAGGCCAGTAGTTGGTTCCACCACTACAAGGTAGTGAAGAATACATATCTGGGTTTGTTCTTTTTACTCTAAAATTTAATCTTTCCATAAATTAAGGATTAACATATTCATAAAACTTTATTGGTTGTTGGCCCGGAGGAAAACCAGTTCCTACTTCACTACCCATACCTACTTGACCGGCATTATAATTTAATGCGTTATATTTACGTACTTTATAATTAAACCTTGGATTATATGTGGTGTTTGGTTCTATTTTAAGAATCACTTCATAATAATAATAGTCTATGTAATTATATACTGTTGGTACAGGCATCGGAGGGCTTTCGTTTATCATTCTCATTATCTTTCCTGTTTTAGCGTTAAAAAATTGACATGACATATAAAATACATTTCCTTCGTATAGGTCTCTTTTTTTAAACCAATGAATATAATAATTTTCATTAACACCAGGTCTAGGTCTAAGTCTCACTCTTGGTTCAAAATAGTTCCATACTGGTGGAACTATGTCCTTCGCAATTTGATTGTAGTATTCTAAGGGGTCTGTGTTTACATCAACTAGTACTGAACCACCTTTTAAACAATTATTAAGAGGCATGATATTGGAGAATACCATCTTCTGTTGTTTTCTGTCGGGAGAATCGTAAAAATTAAATTTAAAGAAGCTTTTTGTAACGGCTTTTGCCTCTGTTGCTAACTCAAAGGGGGTAAACCCAACATCTAAAAAACTATTCTGATAAGTTCCTGTACCATCTAGGAATTCAAATTGATAGTATACTGAGTCACCACTAACAGAATTATTAAAAGCGTATTTTGTTGTTTCAAAATCTTGTATTACATTAATATTATCTTGTAATTCTACTTCTTCGTAAATATTGATTAATTGTTCTCTACCTACTTCATCAAATGTATCACCTAACGGGATTGTGATTTTTTTGTTGGTGTCTGATGCTTTTATTTGTATTCTATTGGCAGCCATCCATGTATGCATTTAATATGTTTATCGTACTCGCTGAGTGCTCTTTTAATGTTAATATTGGTCCTACTGCCTCAATCATAAATTCTAGTGTATGATGTGGGTAATGTGAGTCATTTAAGTAGGGATAAACTACACCATTCTTTTCTTCCTCAAAATAACCCACAGGTAACATAGGTCTCCATCTAAATGTTCCTTCTATGGAAGAATAGGTAGCGTACTGTGGAGATGTAAATAGTGTGTCATTATAATTTATACCGTTAGATAATTTTCTTATAGGTATTCTATGATGGGGGTTATATTTGTATCTAGATTGTATTTGGGGGTACATGTAATCTCCCGAATTTAATGCTGTAGGATTAAATTTTAATGAATGCCCTATTTTTGATATTATTCTTTCTTTTAACTCGTACGGGTTGTATTCCACAAAAGCTCCTCTATAAGTCGTACCACTCGCTGGTAATGGGTCAACCCCATTATTATTTGTCTGTATGATATAGGTTGGATTGGTGGCGTTATCTATAAAAGGGTCTATAGTTCCATCTTTTTTGAAGTTCCATCCCCAGCCATACCCACAAGGTGAATTACTACTCGCGTACTCCCACATTAGATTTTTATTAGTTGGAAAAATAGTTAGATATAAGTCTATAACAGGTCTATTGAGATTATCAAAATAACTTTCCCGGTCTATATCATCATTAACATTCCATAAATAAGATTTAAATTCTTCCCTTATTACTGTTTTAGCGGGGTATGTGGGTGGAGTTTTACGTGACTTATATACTCTACCTTTTCTATTATATATTCCATTTTCAAAGCCCGTTCTACCTAAAGTATAGTCTGTTGGATTGGTTATAAGTTTGTGTATATGAGTGTAATATTGTGATTTAGTCTCTGGATTCTCTCTATTAGCAAATCTTTTAATCACACCAACACCTGTATTTGGGAATGGTGTGGCTCCACCATTAATAGTAGTCCCAATTAATCCTCTAGTATTTATATTTATCACATATTCTTCTGAATTTTCATACCCATTACCTAAAGAATCTACTTCAAATAATGTTTGTGTGCTGGAGTGTGCTACACCATCTATATTTAGATTTAAATCAATGCTACTAATAAAATCTATACCACCAAATGATGTAGTTTGAGGTATTACTTCTGGTTGTAGTTCCATATATTCACCTGGAGATATTCCGTGAGGTGCTGCTGTTATAATTCTAAAAACTTCCTTTCCGTTAATTTCTGCTAATTCACTCTTAAACGGTATACCGTCTCCAGATATAAACTTTACCCCTTGGCCTGGACTTATAGTAAATTGCATTGGTTGGGTTGTGTCGGATGAATAAACGTATGATATATATAATACCCAATTATCTTGATACGATAATAAATCACTGTATATTGAGGTCATGGTTGTTGGTCCGTAGTGTTCTAATGGTACAAAATCAAATGTTTTTGCTGGTGGTAGTCCAATACATGGTATTGAAGTGCATCCCTGAAAGTCTGGCACAAAGTACATACTAGATAACATGTCTGGGTCTTGTGTAGAACCTGTTATTATATTCTGATATAAAACATCTATCTTTCCGTACATTCTATATGTGCTAGAGTAATCTCTTTCAAAATTAAATTGGTCTACGACATTTAATACTAAATTTCTATCTCCTTGTATTAGAGTTCTTCTTTCCGCAGCTAATAAAGGTTGTAGAGATACATCAAAATCTTGTCCTCCTTTATACTTAGAACTACCTTTTACTATTCTTATGTTTTTTTGATTACTCATTATATTACTGCGTCTGCTAATTCTTCATCAACATATAACCTAATGAAGGTATTATAGGATGTTTGTCCTGGTCTTAATCCGAAGTAATAAAATAATGGTTGTGAAAAACACATACTGTTGTCAGATTGGTCTGTCATTAACGGATAATTGTTTGGTAGTTGGTACCCACTACCTCCCGCATGGCCCATATAATGTTGAAACTCCCCAGAGGCAATTGAAGGGTTTCCTGGACAAGAAGGACCGTAATAACATGTAGGGAGAGTTACTCCAATTGCTGGCCAAATTGACATTGGCCCTAAAGGCACTGACATTTTAATTTGGTAATCTCCAGTCGTATTTTGCCAATCATTATATAAACCACCAAACCCTCCACCACCTCTAACTCTCCATGGATAAAAAGGAACTTGTTGAGTGGTTGCGGACAAATCAAGAGTAACACAATTTATTAACTCTTGTCCACTCATAATAGTTGGTGTTGATGCCGTAAATAATAATGGTGTCCACTGCAAAGGACCTCCACTATTAAGTTGTCCAGGTGCTATATTTAATGCGTTTTCAACGTATGGTGTATCAGGAACTGCTGGGGGTGGATATTCTAGACCTGGTATAGGCAATGATGTATTTTGTGTTGGGTCAGTACAGTCACAAATCGTACTACTCATATTGGATTCATACCCAAATACCCCTAACATACAATTTTGCATAAGTGCTTGTGCTACATCACCCCCAATTTCTTTTTCTGGTCTAGCAAATATACTAGATAAAGTATAATTAAAAGCATATAACTTAAGATTATAAGTGTCAGAAACTAAATCTGTAATGTCTTGGAATGTAGTACTCCCTATTTGGTCTGTTACTGAACATTCTTCAGCAAAATTTGGGTCTAAACATATTTGTTGTATACACTGATTTCTAGAACCCATATCCGTCATGGTTGTTGGGAAATATATGTGTCGGTCCATGTCTCCGGATGCATGTAAGTCATCACTTTGATTTCCTCCTGCAAACCATAATGACATTACTCCGTCTGTATCACCGATGAATTGTCCGTCCTTTGCTGCACTTTGGACTTGGAATGGTGTTGACCTATAATAAAATGTATTATCTACTGGATGTAAGTACACCACTTTTCTACAAAAATCTGAGTCGGTAATATAGGTGTCGTGGGTCTCTCCTCTCCAATCCGTATACCCATTAACAGTCAATTGCAATTTTGCTCTGAACTGGAACTGATATAAGAATCCACTTACCCAACTATTTTCCCAGAAATAGTTTAATATACCATTACATAAAGCACTGGCTACTTTCTCTCTTTTCATCCATTCGTATAGAACTGTCATATCTAAATTATACCCAATACACGCAATGTTAAAGCACACTATTTTTACATAACATCCTCCAGCAGCAAAACCGTCAGACTCATGGCTAGGAGAATATAGTTCAGAATTATAACCATAAGAATTATGACAACAAATAGTATCAGTATCTTGGACAGTCTCAGGTGAGGTTAGATAGTCTCCTGTTCCACAACAGTCATGACTCCATTTCATTTCTATACCCATTGAGTTATTAAATGTTGCGTTACCTACAGGACATGGAGAATTTTGCCCTGGTTCTGGTTCCTCTGGAACCGCGTCTGGACACGGTGCAATGTCAGCTAGGGCTATGAATTCATCACTCGCTGAAGGTCTACAACTACACTTTTCACAATCTGGATATTTGGTTTGTCGTAACTGAAATAAAACAAACCCAATAGTTAAACCAAAATATTCACACTGTATACCGCACCCAAATCCAGTTAAATTTATTTGTCCACATATGTTGGGTGGTGAGGAAAGAAACCATGACATCCTAAATAAAACCCATGTAGTATTAAAAGGCCATCCTAAAGAAAATTGTATTACAATACCATAAATTGCACACCACAACATGCATACGGCCCAAATTATAAATAAAACAATCCCTAATACTAAACCTAATATAGCGGCTAATAAACTAATAATTAAATTTATAACCATGTAGATTAAACCTAAAAAATCATATATAAAATTCATGAAGAAAATCATAAATTTTGCATTTCTCACAGCACTATTAACGGGGAAAAACATTGCGGATGTTGAACATTGTTGGTCCATTTCTGGTAAAATTTCTTTTATCCCGATAAACTGCCTTCTTCCTGCGTGTTTAACATGGTCATGGAATTGAGCACATGTATATACTCTATTAAAGGTCATATCATAAAATTCATCTTCAGCACCAGGCATTAAATGTCTTTGTGCATAACCATGATAATCACTATATTCTGTTGAGAAACAATAACTTCTAGGGTCAATTCCTGGCCAATCACCGTCGTCATTGTTTTGAGTGGTATATTCTCTTAGATTAGGTACTAGATAGGCTGCTGACCGTCTTTGTCGTGCAGTACCTCTACTTTGTTCAGGTCTAACCCTAAATCTACATCTGGCTCGTGTAGGAACCCCCTTAGATGGGTCGTTAGATAAAATCATTTTACCAAATTCATCTGTGGTAACATGGTCTAAATTCATAGGTATATGTACTAAAAATGAACCAGTTTCATCTATTACCCTACCACCATTATCTAAATAAAGTCTTTGTAGTACAGGAACTTTACCCCCAAGTGGTGGCCCACTATACGTAACACCATTATAAGTAGGAAAAGCTGTGTCGTCATCTTTTAAAAATGGTGTATATCGGATACAATCTATAATCCCAGGTGTGGTTATTAGACTACATAGTTCACCCATATGTTTTTTAGGTCTACATTGTTTGTTTACTGAATCTTTGTCAGTATCTTGAGCGGTACTACCCATAAACACAGATGTAGGTTCTAATTTAAATCCAGAATTACCTAGGTCAAAATCTATTCTAGTTATTGCAGCTCTACATGTCTCCTCATCACCCCAAAATGGTCTTATATCAACTACTTTGGTTTGATTTATAATTTGGGGTAAAGAATCTAACTCAGGGTCATCTTTAAATCGAGGTCCGTCAAATTGAGATGGTGGAGCTCCTTTTTGTTTGAAGTCTTCTGGAAGCATCGAAAAACATCCGATATCACTTAAATCTACGTCCATTACTATTTGTTGGGGACCTGTTGGTACCCCGTAAATCATAAAGTCTCCAGACTCGTTTGATTTAGCTGTGAATTTATAATATTTTTCGTAGACGTATTTAACTTCTTGTTGAGTTAGTACCGACTTAAGTGTGGGGAATGTCCCTACCGCAACATGACAATCAAAATTTGGTTCCGTACTTAATAGGTTGTATCTTTTTCCGTCTTCATTTTTTTCATACGGTTCTTTATATGGGTATAAAAACCTTACAACCTCATTTTTTTCGTCTTCGGTCTCTAGTGGGATGAATATGGATACTTTAGCGTTTGGAATACCAAAACCATTATTAGCTACAACTCTACCGCATACCACACCAAAATCAGAACACATACGTGTGTAGATTTCTTGTTGTGTAAGAGATAAACTTAATATTTCTAATAAATCAAAATCTTGATTTAATTCAAAAGTTACATTTTTATCCCTCCCTACTTCTGTTCTTACTCTAAAAGATTTTGCCATATATGATTAAAAAATTTTATTTAAAAAGGTTTATAGTACTTATAAAAATAAATAGTTCCCCCCTTAAAAGTAAAAGTAATTAGTTAAGGATTATAGTAAAGTTTAGGTGAAGTTTGGTTTGTGAGGTTTGCGTATTCTTATAGCTATATCTTTTTCAGGATATCTTACTTGCAAAATTTCGTCTGGTTGTGCATATATAGTGTCATTAATTAACCCTATCTCTCTGGTTCCTTGGCTTACATAAGGTTGTGATGTAACTGACTGGGAATAGGTATCCCCTACCTTATTGTAAACTTTTACATCAACTATATTTACAACTCCTGGTTGATTCATTATCTGACTTCTTAATTCACCTAATGATAGGTCTTGGCCCATTTCTATTTTATTTATACTAAAATAATCGCTTACTTTTTCTATGACATTACTAACTATAGCTCCTGAATTATATGAACTCTCTATTGTTAAATCTAACATAAAAGAAATATCTATTACTTTAGCTGGACCTACGACTATATAATCGTTCATCATTCTATAATTAGACAAATAAGTCGCTATATTATTTTTTAGTGTAGATGTTATTTCTGAGGTTAATTTACCTTCTGGTGTATAAGACAATATATTTAATCTAACTTTATTTTCTACTTCTGTTACACCTACTTTCGCTGGTGCACCAAATGTACTAGGCATCATTCGTAATTTAGCTACGTAATCATTAATAGATACTGCTCTGTTTTGTGCTGCAAAATTAAAAGATATATAATTTCTAATTTCTTCTACTGACATTGGGTTTGCTCCACCTATAGCGGCAGTAACGTTGGTTACTGCTAAACTATCGATAACAGATTGATTTACTTGAGAGTTGGGTCCTGCTACTACAAAGTTATTGGTTCCGACATTTCTTATAGCTCCAGCTCCTAGATTAGAGGATTTACCCCCACCTATTCTGTATTGGACAAAAATAGTACTATTACCTTGTACCATTTTTCCTAATGAAATATTATTCATGTATTGAGCCATGTTTAATGGTGTGCCTTTTTTTGCAAAATCGTCTAATAAATCTTGTGATGTCTGATTTCCACCCCCAAATGTTAAATGAAAATATCCTTGTGGTGTATATTGTGTTGTGAATCTTTGGTCAACTTCTATATATTTCCCTACTTTTATCCCTATTTCATCTGGTGGTGATGATGGGTCTTCTACAAATACCTCATCTTGTGCTAACGCCTGTACTTCATACCACTTATCAGTTGTTCTGTCTAAAAATTCTACGTTTGTTGGTAATGTTTGGTATCCAAGTCCTGGTTTTTGGATTACTCCAGTAACTCCCACTACATTTTTTTCAGGTAAAAATAACTCATAAAAAGGACTAACTAATGAGTCGGTAATTTCTTTCTTAAAGATTTTAGTAACACCATTAACTACCACTTCTCTTTTGGTCATTGTGTAGTTTTGTATTATTCCGTTAATATCTCTATTTGGTTGTTTAGTTCTATTAACAATACCTTCGTTATTATATTGAGTTGAGAAATCACAATCATTTACTGTTTCAAATACCTGACCCCCACCTCTAAATTGAGCTCCTCTTCTTAGGTTACCTAAGTACTTAAAATCTTCTTTATCTCCTAATGCTGGAACTATGATAGAAATATCCACCATTGTTAGTGATGGTCTGTTTCCTGGTATTTTTAAACCATAAGTTTTAGCTAAATTATAAAGAGAACTTCTTTCTTGTGCAAAATCTAATACTGTTTCCTGGAATGTTCTGTCTATTTGGAAGTTTAGGTTGTCTGCTACTGCTGCGTTTAAATCTAAAAACACAGAGTATATGGATGCGTCATTCGCGTTTCTAATTAAATCAGGGTAGTAGGTGTTAGTTAATCTTAATAATTCATTTCTAATACCTAGAAAATCTCTTTCTGTATATGCTATCTTTTTTTCTGCCATTTTATAAATTTATTATAACAAAATCTTTAGTTTCAAAAAAGCCGTCCCCTGCGGTATAATCAATTCTAACCCGTAAGGCGTATTCTCTTTCGTCTTCACCCACAAAACCAAAACTATTGTTGTTTATATCTTCGGAATTTGGGTCACTTTCCTGCTCTAATCTTATATCTTCCGCTGATTTAACTTCTATATCATTAATTATTAAATTAGGCATGAACTTCTCTACAGTATCCCTAATTTCATTATTAATACTTAATTTAGTTGTGTTATCTAGTGGTTCAAATATAAACTTCATTAAGTTTGTGCCAAAATCCGGTAAGAAATATCGTGACCCTTTGACTGTAAGTATTAAGTGGATTAAGCTCGACCTTACTTCTTCGTCAGTAGTATTACTTAATTTTAAGAAAAATCCTTCTGGACTATCTTTAAATGGGAACGTTATACCGTATTTTTGATTGGGCATTCTTTTTTATAATAAATACTTCTAAGATTACTTTGTTTTCTATTTTCGGATTTACTTTTCTCTTTATTATTCTTTAAAATAAATTCTTTAAGAAATAGTTCTTCAATCCAATCTTTATTTTTTTTCATTTTTTACTTCTATTGATTCCTCTTTATGTCCACAATGAGGACATATTATTAACTTAGGTACCATTTGTTCACTTTTTGGTACATTATTAGAAAACAAATGGTAGTCAGCAACTGACCACCATTTCTTACAATTACCACAATTAAAGTGGTATAGTACTTCTTGACTAAATTTGTGTTTCACTTACTTCTTTTTCTTTAGTAACTCCATTACCGTTTAGGGTTTTTAAGTCAACATCAATTTCACATACACCACCCGCACATGCTAATTCACCGGATAAATCTGTGTTATCTTCTAATTCCACCACCTTAGACAAGTCTATCTCACTTAAAGTTTTCATCATCTCATTGTAAACCTCTTTAGTGGAGTCCTCAAATGGGGCTTGTGTATATGTACCACCGTCATAAGGTAATACTGAAAGTCCATTATAATGTTTTCTATTTTCCCACATCCATTCTCCAGCTTTATCCCATTCATCTTCTTTTAAACTAATTGTAGCTGAAACGTTGTGTGAGTTTGAACCTTTTCTGTGTCCACTTCTAACCCATTCACTCGCAACCTTTTTAACTCTTTCTAGTAGTTGAAATGGGGATTCCGTTCTCATGATAGAACCTTTTGGTGCTTTTTGGGGTATACTAATTACCGCTGTATCATGTGGTCTAAAGTAATCGTCTTCTAGTAATTCCGGATGATTAGTCATGAGATAGTGATATATTGCTTCATTCTTACCCACTCTAATTCTTCTAATATAATAATCGTTATGCCATGCATGAATACCTGATGATGTTCCTAATGTTAATGATGTAGTTCCTGCAGGCTTAACTGTAGTACATCTTGCTGCTTGATTTATTTCTAATAATTTAGATACTCTGGTATTTTCACGTTTAACTAAACTTGCGGCTTTTTTCATATCATATTTTAATACTTTACCAGAACCAATACCTGTCATTGATACACCTATTAACGCGTCTTTTTCCGTAGTTTCTTGCCATATTTCTCTAAGATAATGGAAGGAGGTGTACCCCGCTTGAAGTGTCCCAATAAACGCTGCTGCTTTTACTCTTTCATTTAAGTCGTCTTGTGAGTCTATATTACTTACATTTACCTCACAAAGGTTACAGAATTGATAGGGTCTTAAAGCTATTTCACAACAAGGATTTGTTCCCCAATCTTTATCATTATTTAGATAAATTCCGGGTTCACCAGCACCAGATAGCTCAACTCTTTTCCATATATCCATAAAAAAGTCTTTAGTAATTTTATGTCTCATAAGGCAAGCAGAATTATTTGCTCTACCTCTTTGTGGGTTTTTCTCGTACCACTTACCAGATTTACAACCAATCATTTCATTGTCATCTGCACTAAATAAACTAATTAGAGCCGCTCTTCTAATGCCTCCCGCTAGAACTGCATCTGCAATATAACAGATAATATCGTGCACTTCTAAAGTTGTTAGATGGTCTCCATTTTCTTTCTCAGATAATATTCCTTCAATTTTAACTAAACATTCTTTTAATGGTCGTGGTCCTGGTGCTTTTCCTCCTGAAGTAATTAGTCTTGCTCCTTTTGGTCTAATATCTGAATAATCAAACTCTACTCTGCTTCCACCACCATTCATATATGATTTCATTAAAACTTTAATGGAGTCCGCCCAACCTTCAATCGAGTCTCCAATTAAAAATCTTTTCTTTCTTTTTGGGTATGGGTGTTGTATTGCTGGTAATTTCTCTACATGATGTTTTTGAACTGAATAGCCGACACCGGTTCCACCTAATAATAAGAACATGGTTTCACTAAAGGAGTCAATGTGGTCTATAGGTAGGTACGCACAATTATAAATTCTATTGGGTGAAATTTCAATTGGTTTACCTCCGAACTGCGTACTTCTCATTGATGGTAATACTTTCTTCTCATAAACAAATTGGTATTTCTCTTCTATTTCTTCTTTTAGTGTGGGATACTTTTTTATATGCATGTTTTTATTCCTTGTTACTAGTTCTTCCCATGTCTCTCTTCTATTGAATTGTGGAATATATTTTGCGTACTTCATGTAGACAGTAATATCCGATAGAATCTTATTTGATACTTCCATATTTTATTTTTTATTAATTATTTTTATTTATTACTTGTTGTCTCCTGTGTAGAGCTCTGGCAACTCTTTCTCTGTTTCTATTAGTTTTTTCTTCTTCGAAACCTAAGAATGTTTGTGTTGTTTCTGTATCTATCTCTAGGGTCCCATTATCAAATTTACAATTTTCAAAAATGACTCCGTCTTTACCTAATCGAGATTTTACTATCGCTATAGTAGCTAGTCCCATTTCTTTTTGTTGTAATGTTTTAGCTACTGATATAATTACATGACCCACTTGTGCTTTTTTGATGGAACCACCCATTTGGTCCGTGGTTACCACATCTGAGGATATTGAACTCCTATTACCTTGTGTCGCGGTCCAACCAGCTAGATTTAATTCGTGACACATCGATTCAAATTTTCTCATTACTGAACCTTCCCCCTTCCATTCATCGTCATACTGACGACCAGATAATATACAGTCAATATAATCTATTAATACAATATCTATCTTAGTACCTTCAGATATTATTTTTCTTATTTGGTTTTTAATTTGTAACATTGTCATTTCATCTGACGGTAATTTCTTTAAAATTAATTTGCCACCAGTTTTTTTCATTTCATCTGCTTTATCTAAAACCGTTTCTTTATGTTTACTTAGTTCGTCATTTGGTATTCCAGTCCAACAAGTAAAATGTTTTCTTTGTATTATTTTGGGGTTATCCTCAAAAAATATCTGTAATACATTATAACCCATATTAAACGCCGTATTTGCAAAACGTGTTAACATTGTTGTTTTTCCTACCCCTGTAGGAGCTAACACAACACCAATCTCACCCTTTGCTAGTCCACCATTTAAAATATTGTCTAGTCCGTCTACCCCTGTTGGTACTGGGTGTCTGTAATCCTCTTCTAATAATTTCTCTAATTCCGTAAAGATTTCAAAACTACCTGTATCCCCATCTCCTATTTTAATAGCGTCTCTAATATATTCTTCACATTTATCATAACTTTCAAAATCACCCTTTTCCATTATATTCTCTACTTTTCTTATGGCTTTTTTCAATTCTTGTTGTTTACAAAATTTTACTGACTTTTCTTTAATGAATAAATGGTCTTCAAATGAAGTGTCTTTTATATCTTTTAACATATCAAAAATGTATTTTTGAGCCATCTCAGAAGATATTTCAATACGAGTTAGTTGGTCTAACGCGTCAAATGATGGTGCTACTTGGTATTTGTCATAATATTCTTTAATCAATTGCATAATCAATCTAAAATACTGGTTGTCGAAATACTTTGATTGTATTGCGTCTATAATAGTATTAAAAAAGGTATTATCTGTTATTATTAAATTAATTAATTTTAACTGGAAGGAATGTCCTAAATATCCAAAATTTTTTCTCTCACTCATATATAAATTTCTTTATTAATAAATACATTATTAACTTACAAGTAAGCTATAATCTTGGTATTTGGTTGCAACTTTTTTTGACGACAGTGTTTGAGTTAACTCACGTAATATTGAAGATATTTGTGGTCTAATATCTACGGTATATCTAACTTTTGGGGGGTAGAGGTCGGCACGGAAGTTTCTTACGTATATTACATTCTTACCTTTTTTAATTGTTATCGTGAAATGCTCTTCTTTTTGCTCTAATTCTGTTGAATTTTCTTTGTAATCACTGTCCAATAAAAATAAAGTTTTAAGTTTTAGTTGGTGAATTATGTCTTCTACAATATAAGTTACTGAATAATGTAGGTCTAATGAATGTGTTGTTAATTCATTAAAATTTCTTACGCTAAAGAATCTTTGGCATACTATATTATCTTCTAACTTTAATAGGAATTCACATTTTTGTGTGTTATCTAATTTTGTCTTCATATTAATTTTTTTTTGTTTTTTTATAAAAATCTTTTTCTATTCTACTTAATCGTAGGTATGGTCTAACGAAATCTACCCAACCATCATTTGTTTTCGGTAAAATATTAAGAATTCCATCTGACATCATCAAGTCTAATGCATTTTTCCAATGCCTTCCTTGTGGGTCTAAGGATTCTTTTAATAAACTTCTTACCCCTTCTATAGCTTCTTTAGTGAGGAATTTTTTTCCTGTTTTTATTATCTGATAATTAATTTCGAGTGGGTTGTCTATATTATTATGTTGTGTTATTCCATTAATTATATTATTTTCTTTAACACTTATTTTTTTTCGATTTTTTATCTCATTAATTAATTGTTCAAACTCTACTTTTTTTTCACTTATTTCAGGTTTTATTTTAATAAGTGATTTTATACCAACCATTTTAATTCCTTTTATATTATCCGAAGAATCACCACATATTGTTTTTACAAGCCTTACATTTTGATGTGGAATATAAATCCCGTCTAACGGTACTTTATCTTCAAATCTAAATAATTGGTTTAATGAAATAATATGTAATGATGTGGTTGGTGAGATTAATTGTAACAAATCTCTATCGGATGTAAGTACTATTTTTTCTTCTTCAATTGCTTTTTCACAATAGTAGGATATACAGTCATCAGCTTCACAAAACTTAAAGGTTGCTTGTCTAACATATAATTCCTCTAAGTACTCTTGTGTTCGTAGTTTTTGTTTAGAGTAGGATTCTATATCTTCTATACTCCTACTTTTTTTCTTCCTATTTAATTTATATTCAGGATATAATTTTTTTCTTGGCTCTGTATTATTTTCACCATCCCAAAAAACTACTATCTTAGTTATTAGATATTCATCTATTAATTTTCTCAATGTATTTAGAAAATGGTATAGGCCACCTATGTGGTCTTCACCATTATACATATTTTTTATACCATGAAATCCTGTATTTAGTAAGGAATTACCATCTACTATTAGTGTTCTTGTCACAGAATGAGTTTATTGGGTTAAACATTTTTTTACTTTACTACTTCTACTAACTCTATTTCAAAATTTAAATCTTCTCCAGCTAATGGGTGGTTCATATCTAAATTTATGGATTCCTCATCTATTTTAATGATTTGTCCTTGTACTGGTCTTCCTTGATTGTCTTTACCTTGTACGAAACCTTTTAGTTGAAAGTCCATTCCTTCTGGGAATTCATTTTTCTGTACAACTATAACTGCTTCTGTAATGTATTCACCGTAAGCTTCTTTGGCTGGTATATCTACTGTTGTTTTAGTACCCTCGCTTAAGTCTTTTACAGAGTCGTTAAATCCTTTTAGTAAGTTACCGTCATCTATAGCAAATTCTATTGGTTCTCTAGTCCTAGAATTATCAAATTCTGTGCCGTCTTTAAGTTTACCGATATAATGTACTTTTACTTTATCTCCTGTTTTTAATTTAGTCATTTTCTTTTTCTATTTTTAAGTCGAAATCACCACCTACGCCTAATTGCTCAGACCAAAATGTAGCGTTTTCTTGTTTATAATTATCTATTGATTTCTTTTCTTCACTAGCTTCTCTACCAGCTATAAAACCATGTGGTGTAATAAGTATTTTGCCGTCTTCATAACCTAATCCATTAACATGATTTTTCATAATTGTTATTTTAGTTCTGGTAGCGAACTTCACTTTTCTTTTTTCTTTCACCGCTGAAATATTTGTGGTTCCCGCATTTTTTTGGTTACCAAATCTAAAGACCAATGTAGAGTTTAACCATAGTGATTCACCTCCTTTAGCTTTAATTTTTGGTTGTCCAAATGGGTTGTCAGGTAATTCTACCCATGGTTGGTTTACAACTACTAATGTATTAGTGTATTTGGAGTCTTGTCTTCTCGATTTCCCGATTCGTTGATTTAATCCCATACCAATTTTGTCCGCTAGTGTAGCTGCATTATGCATTTTACCACCTTTACCGTCAAAAGTCATTTTACAAGGCACAGAACCAACTGAATCCCATAAGAATAATAAATCATATTCTAACTCTCCTTTATCTTGTGCATCAAGTAAAGTATTAATATAATCAGTAATTTCTTCAATATACTGAAAATCATTATTAAATAAGAAAAAACCATCCCAGTCTACTTCACCGGTAGTTTTATCTACAACTTCCTCACAATCAAAACCTAAAAGTTTAGCGTGTTCAAACCCCCATTTTTGTTCAGTAATAATTAATACGGGAAGTACTCCTTTTTTTTGAGCGTCTACCGCTGCTTTAATTAATGCTGTTGTTTTACCTGTATCGGAATGACCTAAAAACATTTGTAAATGCCCCATAGCTGGTCCTGGTAATCCGGTAGCATCAAGAAAGGCTTTACCTAAATCAAAAAATCTTTCTTGTTTAAATTTAGCCTTTTTTGAAAACTTATTTTTCAAATCTGCAAATGTCCTTTTTTTCAATGCCATAGTATTCTAATTAAAATGGTAGGTCTTCGTCCTGTGGGTCGTTTGCTTGTGGGTCTTTTTGTTCACCAATAGTAGTGGTGGTAGTTTCTTTCTTACCACTATTCGGGTCATCATAAACATATTTCTTTAGTTCAGAATCCCAAACTGGGTCTAACCCTTTAGAAATTGCTTCTAGATACTCTACCGGTTTTTGTGAATAAACATCTTTCCAAGTTCTTTCGTCTTCAGTCCACTCTTTGGTTTTGGTTTCATCTTCGGATAATTTTCCTGGGTCTTCATACATGACAGAAGAAACTGTAGTGTATTCTCCTCTTCCACCTGGTAATGGTACTGTTTGAAGGATTAGAATTAAGTCTCTTCCTTCGTTAATGTCAGTTACATCTCCTTTATTTCTCCAGATTGGAATTATTTTGTCAATTGGTCCGTCTCCTTTCCAGTTATGTTTAAATCTCCAAAATTTTACTCCGTCTTCTTCATTATCTCTATCAATAACTTTTACAATATAAAATTTTTGTGAACGATAAGAACGTGCTAATTCTTTAGATTGTGCATCCCCAGCTAACCTTAAAGCTTCTTCTACTTCATTTAAAGGACTTCTTTCTCCTGTTGGTTTTCCTGCGGAATCTTTACCTGGGTCATAAATTTTCATCCACCTACCTTGTACTTGTGTGTTGTGAAAAAACACTTCTTTAAAAGGTGAACTACCATCTTGTGTTGGTACGATTCTAATTCTTTTTTCTCCTGATTTTGTTCCTTTTGGTAACATGATAGAAAGATATTGTTTCATTCTTTCTTCTGATGTCATTTGTGGTTTTGTGGAACCACCACTTTGTTTGTTTTTTTCGTATTGTGCTAATACAGCGTCTAAACTATTACTCATAAATTTTTTTTTTAATCATTAATTAATTAATATCTATGTAAATATATGAATATTGTGGGGGGATGTCAAACGAAGTTTAAATTAATTTTATTATTCTTCTTCGTCATTAAAACTTTTTTGAATATCGGAGTCACTGTAATTCTCCGCTTCATCTTTGGTTAAAATGTATTGTTTTTTTCCTGTTTTGTCAAAAACTTCTTCTTTATCTGTAAAGAAGTCACTTAATGTTTTGTGGTAAGGACCACTATCATGTTTTCTTAATCCTATTTTTTCTTCTGGGGTTCTTGGTCTATACTCTTCTATCTTCTTTTCTAAGCTACTAATTTTATCAACCATATCATCCATGGAAACTAAATGAGTTTCTAGGTCGGATAACTTAGTCATTAAATCGTCTAAGCTTTGGGTGTTTTTAGAAAGAATATCTTTTTGGTCCGATAACTCAGTATTTACTTCGTCTTGTTTACTTACTAGGTCGGTAACGTCTAATTCTGTAGTGTCTTCTGCTTCATCTGTTATTTCAGAATCTATTTCGGTATCTATTCCTCCTTCTAACTCTCCTTCTAACTCTCCTTCTAACTCTCCTTCTAATTCTTCCTCACCACCTTCTATTTCTTCTTCACCTCCTTCTAATTCTTCTTCACCTCCTTCTATTTCTTCAGCTGCAGCATTAGGGTCTAATTCTTGTTCACCTAATTCCTTCGCTCTATTTAATAATCTTTCAACATGACTACCCATGCCTAAATTACCAACACCACCAATCATTTGTTCATCCAAATTGTCAGTATTGTGTTTAATTTGTTTAAATCTATTTAATTCTTCTATTAACTTTTTTTCTAATTCTTTAGCCATTTAATAATTGTTTTACTTGTCCTGAAGGTGACTCTACTTTTATCTTTCTATTTATTCTAACACTATTATCTACTCTTTCTATTAAACCGTCTCTACTTCTAATAGTATAACATTCACCAGTATCTAAATCACATACTTGTTCACCGTCAGCATTAGAACCATTTTCTACTATATTATCTGTTTTTTTTCCTAAAAAATTACCTAATTTTTGTTTTAAATTTTCTGAAATCATAAGTCTGTTTCTATATAAATATCATTAAAACTAATAAGAGTCAAGAATTTAAGATGTAATAACTTAACAAGCTATTATTGCCCGTTTACTTCTTTATTGATGCCCGGAATAAAAGCTGCTGGATTTAAATAATGTTCCACCACCTTACCATTTTTCATAACTCCTCTAATTAACTCCACATGTAGGTGTATTTCTTTAGAAAGTCCACTATTTCCCATTATACCAATACTCTTACCTTTAGGACCGCATTCGGATTTTTTAATGGCGTTATCCTTACTATAATTTATATTTCTTAAATATGCATACCTCGCAATATAATAAGCTGTGTCATCTTCATCCGGTTTGTTAGAGATAATTAATTTGGTTTCTATAAAATTACCAAGTTCACCACAACCATCTGTTGTTTGTAAATTAGCACAACCATCTAATGCATTAGTGACAGTACCATTTATCATAGGATAGATAGGGATTCCATCATCACTTATACTTTTTTCATAAGCTTTAGCTCCTGGAATGATGTCTATTCCTAGATGTGTTTTTTCTGGGTCAGAATCCATTAAATAGTAATGAACATCTATTCCACTACCTATAATATCATAAAATGTCACACCATCCGCATTGACAAATGGACTAGAGGTTGTGGATAGTAAATCTACATATTTAGTGCTGGTTGGTGATTTTTTCATTTGTGAGGGTGTTGCACTTCTAGGGTCCGCGTAAAGGTCTTGGGGTAATTGTTTTAATCGACTTTCCGCTGCTTTATATAAATTACTATCTACTCTCTGAACCAAATCTTCTATATTGGGTAGTTCTGCTAATGGTTGTCTGACACCTTCAAAAGTTGTTTCTATACTATTAGGTCTTATATTATGAGATACATTTACAATAAAGTATGGTCCATTAAACATTGGTAGGTAATTTAACTGAAAATACTGTGTTGGTTGAATGGCGACATTCCCCATACATGTTATTGTAGCGGTATAACTTCTACTAGCATAAACATTAAATAAGGATAGGGATGCCATTGATGTGGCTCCACCACCACCAGAATCCGCCATTTCTTGTAGAATTTGGTAACTCTCTGAGGTGTTCTGATATTGATTTTGGTCTAACTGCACAGACTCAAAAATATTTTGATTCTTTAGTCCGAAATCGACATTAAACGCAACCACCTTATTAGCTAATTCTTTATTAGGGGTCTCAGCCGCGATTAATGGGTTGTTGGTTTCGGTACGAATATTAAGAGCGTCATTAAAAAATCCATTATTTTCTGTTTTACTATCTAACTGTTCTGATGAATTACCTACATATTGACATAAAAATACTGGTCCTGATTTTAATGTATCTACTTCTCTAAATGTACCAAATAAGGCATTTCCTTGACGTTGTGTTACATCGTTCTCTATGTTAAAGAAATTAATATAGGATGGGAGGGGTACATAATTAAAATAATTATCTTTCAATATCATACTTATATACCCGTCTATACTTTGGGTTAGTGTTTTAGAGCTGCCCGCTTCAAATGGTGAGTCTAATTTTATTAGATTCCATATATTAACTATCGCTTCATTACCAATGTCTCTATTAGCGGTATCTAAAAATAAGAACTTCTCAAATAGAGTATTATCTCCTAAGGATAACGAGGATATCCATCTGTCATTCAATGTTTTAAAACTTCTATATAGTTCTAATTTTAAAGGTTCAGATTTTACTTTAGTTCTTTCGTCCGTTATAGGTTCGTCAGTTTGATTGTCTTGCTTCGCATTATTATGTATGTTTTCTTGTACTTTTTTAACTAAATTATTAACATACTTTACTTGGTCATTTTCTAAAAGTGTTAGTTTACCAACTAATTTAGCTATAAATTCCGCTCCACTCAACAGTGTTACATTACTAACACAGTAAGCCGCGTATAATCGGATGACTGGTGCGAAATCTTTTACGTTAGTACTATTAAATGTTATTCCATTGCCTAGGGGTCCTCGTGCTGTCTGAAAGAATGAAAACATTGGATTTGAATCATTAAGATTAGTTAAGATATTAAATTGTGTGGAATTAGATTCGTTATAGTAGTGACCCACTTCTAATAGCATATCTTGTGCTACCACAGGTAACGGTGAACCAAACCCAGCTGGAGCAACTGGAATGCCTACTGTACTGGACGAATAAATACCAAAATCATAACTAGAAGCGAAACTATTTAGAAGCCCACTGGAATTTTGATTCTGATAATGTAATGCCATTACTTTTTGTATAGTACTACTATTATTAGTTATCGTATTTAACTTAGTTGTGTTGGTGTGTTCATATTTTATTTCTTGATTTAAGAAATTTTGGGTTACCTTTAGGAATTTTAAAAATTGAGCTCGTGCTAATTTCCTAGGTATTCTATCTGTGGCTTCATCAAAATTAGATTCTTTTAACCAAGTATCTTCTATCACTACAAATTCTTTTATTATATTTTTCATTGTTCCACTGTTGAACTCCATTTCTGGTTCTAAACTAGAAAATTGTAAAAACATATCTTCAAATATATCTAGTTCGTCTTTACCGAATACACCTCTTAGCTCTTGTATTGTAGAATAGTTTGCGTCTCCATTTAGTGACCATGCACTTTGCTTGTCAGATTCTGGATTTATTTTCTTCAAATATTCAATTGCTGTTGGGAATGTTTGATTCTCAAAATGGCCATAATTAGAAATGTCCCATATCAATCTACAGGCTCCATTATGTATTGGTTGTGTATTACCAGCGTTAAGAGGTGTAGCTCCAGCAAATAAAGTATTTGTGTTATAGAGACTCGCATCAGTACGTCTTAATCCACCAGATGAAGGATATAGAATATAATATTTAGATGGTTCTACGGTATCATTAAATTTAACTCCCATGCCAGGAGCAATAGTGCTTGAGTCTGCGTATACATCATAAAATTTAACTTTAGTATTGTCCCCTGATGTAAAAGCTAGAACATTATTTTCTTCTATAGTTAATGGTATACTTGATGATAGGGTATTTAATACTTGCCCTCCTCCCATATTAAAATAGTTATTAGAGCTAGTTGTTATATAATTTATTGCGTCAACAATTAAGGGGTATACTCCCACCTGTAAAAAATTACCAACCCCCGCTACTGATTTCTGTGTTTGGTAGTTATATGGGTTACCGGCCAGAGTTACATTATATGTTGTGGTTAAATTATTAGTTACATTATCATATATATTCCTGGTTCCTGTTGCTCCTGGTATTGTACTTACTTTACCCAAATTCCACCATATATCAGATAGTGGGTCAAATCCGGTCCTAACCCTTTTCTTGTACCTCCACCAAATTGACCCTACTTTTAATAACAGTGTTATTGGAACCGTATGTAAAGCAGGCATTTGATTAAATAATTGGGAGATGTAATCCCCAAAAGATTGTTCATTTACTAATAAAGCTTTTTCTCTAAATGTTGGTAGTGGTAATGAATTTAAAAATAGGTACGCAGCACTGGCATATGGACTTTTATTGGTTGGTGAATTTCTTTCGTAATCTACCCCTTGTAAAATCGCGTTTATAAAATAAGGAGTGTTGAGTAATGAGGTTAATTTTACATCAAGAGTATCAGCTACATATATTAGTCCGTTAACCCCAGCAGTAGTGGCTGTTGGAAATAACTCTCCTTCTGTTACTATAGGTTTGAGAGCGGCTTCTTTATAGAACTTATTTACCTTGTGAATATTATTTAGACCGGTGTAGTTTCTATTATTTTTTGCTTGTACATTGTAATCGTGAGATTCCACGTCATTAGCGTAAACAAAATCTGTAAAATACTTAGTTTCTTCTTTTTCTGTTAATACATTTGTATATTGAATATCATACTCTAAATTTTGTACTATATTATGAAATTCAGGTGAGGTTCCTCCCATGGTATTGGTTCCCGCATAATTATTTGTCAACCAACTACCTCTTATTGTGGGTATTAAATCAAAAAAACTATCAACTTTATTATTTTCAATACATTTAAAACTTTCTGTAAAGTCTCTTCCTTTAACGGTGTATGGTTGAGGTTCTATTAATAATCTGGATGGTCTACCTGTATCGGGAGTAACGGTTCCGAAAAAAGCATATATCAACCATCTATCGGGGTCACTTTGGGATAGAATTGACATTATGGACTCATATCCATTGTCGGTGGTTTTTCCAGAGACACCGGTACCTAAATCTTTAAATACATTTTTAGCCGATGGTGAACCTTTAATACTATCATATAAGTTACTAGCGTCATAGGTGGATATTTCGTCGATTGCTGGTTGTGTTTGTATACTGGACCCCATATATCTAGTCTTTACACTCCCTAAAGCAATAAATTCAAATGCTCTATCTAGTATTTCAAACCAAACGTCAACATCGTCTAATGAACTATATGGTGTAATTTCTGGTGGCCAATCTTTAACATCTATAGGTGTAAATGATTTATTCACCCCAGCGTTACCTACTGGTGGTTGGAATTTGGTGTATTTATAATTTGCTGTCTTACAATATTCTTCTACAAAGTCTACTTCAGGCCATATTATTTTATCTTTTGCTCCTGTTATATCAATAATATCTTTATCTCCCGGATATGTTAATTCGTATTTAGTTTCACCATTTTCTGTTTGTTTACTTATATAATATTTGGGCCATGGGTAGACATTTCCTAGTGTGGGTACTGACCCAACCTTTGTATCTGCGTCTGGACTTACATCGTTAGACCCTTTAGCTGCGTCTATTCTCTTTTCGTTATTACTTACGTCCATAGCTTCTGTATGTACTGTATCTAACATCCTTAAGAAAGTGTCCGCTCCCCCTAATATAATAGCAAAAACATTTCTAATTGTTGGTTTAAACCCTATAACATCTTTTAACCTTGTATTTAATACTTCACTTACATCTGATGACATAATTTCAGCTTGTGTTTCAAATTTCCTGTCTGTTTCTCTCCATACAGCTAAAAATTTACCGCTTTCATACGCACCGTCAAAACAAAACCATGGTTCGAATTCTGGTTTTAACGTGGTAGTTATAGTCCCCATTTTAACCGTTCCTTTTATTTTAGATTTTTTGTAAATACTAAATCCCTCTTTTAAAAGTAAACTTGTGACAGAATATTTACCTTTTTGTTCTGGTGGTACTTGGGCGTTTGGGCCGAATGTTGGGTTACTAATTAATAACCTAGTATACTTACTTACGATAGCCTCTAAAGCTGTTTGAGCTTTTTCCTCTAATTCTTTTAAAGCGTTTGGGTTTGAGTTGTCTGCGACTGACGCGTTTGCTGTAGTTGCTCCTTTTAGAGGCCACACACTAACTGAAGCAGTTTTTCCAGATGTAGAATTCTTATCATCAACTTGTACTTTTATAGTTTTACGTTCCCCTTCGTCTAAATAAGTTTCTGACCATCCATCAGTTCCCAATACTGCTTTCTTAAAACCTGTTAGTGCCGCTTTAAATTCTAATTTATCTGTAGTTAATGATAAGTTAGCTTTACCAAATACTTGTGACATATCATTGTCAATTCCTTTGATTTTTTCAACTAATTCTAGTATTGTATAGTCTGGAAAATCATCAGCGATTAGTCCTTTCTTTCTGTATATATTAAAAACTTCAGTAGTTATTTGTCTTCCTTTTGTGGATGTTACCTCACCAGTTGTCGCGTCTACTCTATTTGGGAACATATAAGGAGCTGTCATCGCTTGATGCATATTAATATCCCTTAATAAGGCTACATGATTTCCTATAAATTGACATGTAACTAAGTAGTCACCACTACTAGGGTCAAATCTAGACACAAAACTTTCTAGCATTAATTGGAATTTTACGGCTTTACCGTAATATCCCTTTAATGTTAAGAAGAATATAGGGTAGGGCAAATGAAAAAACGCGGTATAGGGTGTGTTTGTTTTTGATTGTTCAAATAGAGTTTTTCCTCTGACATCCGTAAAATTTATAGTGACTGTAGGTCTATAAGAAGCATTAATCTTTATATCTATAGACGTAATTCCAAATCCTTGGAAATCTGATTGGTTCTCAATTCTTCTACTTATTCCATCACCTTTTCCGGGACCAACTACTTGTTTGTTCATCTCGGTATTTGTGAATGCGTCTGTCCAATCAGAGTCCATAGAATCTTTGCCTTCTGGTTTTAAAAAATTTAATGTCCCTTTAAAAATCTCAACATCAACTTCCGAGTCATTACCTTGACCAACAATAACTTTACTCCTAGGAGAAATTTTTGCAGTTAAATTAGCGTACATAACTAAATCTTCATGGTTTACTAATCTCTCAGCAACTCTAGATGTAGCTGGGTCAATAACAAAGTTTGGGTCCACAATCATTACATTGTTACCCACCTGATATGTTAGAATGTCTCCGGAATTTAAATTATTTGCCATAATAGAGGAAGTGCTTATCTAATTTTGTTTTATACTCCTCTAGTGACTCCATTAATGGAAATGGTACTATTATTAGTGTATCATCAGGGATATTCCACTCTTGACCTCCATATGATGGGTTTGCTAACATTATTAACCACCCATAGTATGGGGTGTCATAAAATTGTTGTGATAATTTATCTAATCTACTTTTACCTATTTTATAAACTATTTTTCTATCACTTACCTTAGGAGTTAGCTTTATGTTTGGTACCATTATGTAATCTCCGTTTACTACAAATTCATTATATCTATTATAATATGCCATATTTTTAACTAATATAAAGTTGTTGCATCAATTTATAATTAAATGTAGTGTCTGCCATTCCACTATTTCTACTTACCAACCTACTTCTAACTAAATTTTGTGCTGTGTTTCCACTGTTTATTACATAACCTACTTTGTAGTCTGTATAATAATTGTTAAGTCTATTATTTAGTATTTCATACCCTTTTAATAATCCTTCTTTTATTCTATTGTTATATAAACCACAATCGTAGTCTAACCAACTCTTTAAAATTACATTTATCTTAGGTTTAAATTCTAAAGTTGTGCCGTACCTTAAACCGTTTATACCTTTTTTGTCTACTTTAAATAGATTATTATATAAATCACTTTGTCTATTACGTGTTAAAATATCTAACTCTTTTGTATAATTCTTATCAAAAATAAATGTTTTACTATCCTTTGTACACATCCTACTATTAAAGAATAAATATTCATTTCCTAATGTATAGGTCTTTGCAAAATTATTATTTATGTAAGTTTGTATAAAAGAATTAACATAACTATTGCTAGTGTTATAACTGGTTGACAATAGAGTTAATGCTGTGGTCCCTGTTAACTGAAAGGCAACTACTCTACCTCCTCCCGCATTTATATATTGACCGTCATAACTATCATTAGTTATAAAATTAAGAATGTCTATAACATTACTTAAATCTTTTTGTAAGTTTCGATAACTATTAATATCCCCCATTACTTTATCTATTATGTTATTAAATTGGTCTTCTAGTGTTTGGGATAATAAATTTTGGATATAGTCTTTTTCTTCTTCTGTAGGATTACATTCATTTAACTTAGTTTGAATTGTGGTTGTCTCTGCACTAATATTACTTTTTAATGTGGTGTAGTAACTTGAAATTCTATCGATTATATCTCTAGGTATACCCACTAAATTTCCACCACTTAATGTTCCTAATGTACCGTATGAAAAATTTCTTGTATACATAAATTCTTCTACCAGTCCCATACTGTGTTGGGTGTACATATCCTCTGTTCGTTTTTTAACATCAGTGGTATAGCTATTTGCTCTGTCTACAAATAAATTTAATGTGTTTTTATAATTTAATTCTTGTGCCATACTTTATTTATCCTGTTGAGTTATTCCAAAATTGCCAAAACGGTGTGTCTTGTTCTCCTGATGGGGTTCCACCCTCTTGTTGTTTGGCCAATTCTTCTGCGGCTTTAGCGGCTGCATCTTCTGCTGCTGCTTTTTCCGCCTCTAAAGTGGTTATTACTTCTTGTTCATTATCCATCAATTTAGTACCTTCAGTCTGGAATGCTCTATTATCATACATTTCTGTATTACCAAAATAGTTAAATGATAATGCATTTTGTAGTCTAGATACTGGTTCTTTAAGTCCTTGACCACCAATAAATTTAAAGTTCATACTAACTCCCGCTATCATAGGCTGTAATCCTATTCCTTCAGGATTCATATCTAATACTAATGGGTCGTAACTAAAACTAACCGAATCTATAGCTATCTTGGTATGATAAAAATCACCTATTCTTAGAACACATATAGGTGGTGCCCCAAATGCTGTGTTATCCGCGTCCACTATTTTCTTACCATCTTCTGTTACTGTTGGTATGGTATTACCTGGTCTAGTACATTGTAGCAAAAATGTTAGTCGAGTGTTCAGTCCTTCTGGTGTTGTTGAATGAAAAGATGGGTGGAAATTTTGTAACTCTCTTTTTAATGCGTTATATACAAATTCGTCTTCCTCTTTCAACGCGTTAAAATAATTTTCTTCACCTAGTAGTCTTGCTAAAATTTTAGTTGTGTCTAGATGTTTTGTTGGTGTCTCACTTGCCTTAGAATTTTGAATTGCTTGTTCGTCCTCTGACAGGTTTTCTTGTGGGTTGTCAGCCCAAAAATTACTGGTACTTAAGGTACTATTATCAGGTAAATCGTTAGTCTCTGTATTCCCGGTACTTGTTATACCTTCCTCATTCAAATCAATTGTAGTGGAACTCCCATCTGTATTTTCTCCTAGATTAATAGTTGTTGAACCTCCGTCTTGGTCTACTGGGTTGGGTGGTGTAATATTAGCATTGTCATTTACTGTTTGTGATGCATCTGCATTGTATTGGTCGGTAACATCATTTTGTGCTGTTATTAAATCATCTAAAGAAACATTAGGAAATTTACTTGCAAGTTCATATATATCATACTCTTTACATCCAGCAAAAAATGAATGTAGTACCTCGTCCGCTCTTGTATCTGGTACATTTTTTAATGTATTTTGTGCAATTTCATTTAAAATCGATGGATGGTCTACCACCATTTTCCAACTTAAGGTACCAATTCTTTCAGTGTAATTATAGGTATAAACTGGTTCTGGTCTGCCTAAGAAGTTTACCGAGTTCCATTGAGCTGAATTGGTATCACCTACTTGGATATCGTAAGGTGGGAACCACATTATCCTTCCTCCATTTGGTCCTCTTTCTGATAAAGGTAATTTTAATAGTTCAGATGTTCCTCTCCAAGCAAGATTTTCAATAGAAAACATATATTTTTTTACATTTTTCTGGTCTACATTAGTATCTACGTTTTCTCCCATTACTGGAGCTATATTTAAATTATAAGTGTTAGTTAAAACCGAATGTGTTTTTCCTAAATGATTACCTTTATGTCTAATCATATTTTTGTACTTATAATATGGATTGTCTTTAGTCCACGTCCTACAAAATTCATTTACTTGTGTACCACCTAACCACCCTTCAGATACATTTCTTGCTCCAGAACCTTTAGATATGTTCTTGTACCCGTCATTGAATACTTTAGATGTTTGGTCGATTGCGTGACCTGCGTGTTTTCTTTTTGCTCCACCCATTAATGGTGCTGAATCAATTAATTTTTGTGTTTGGTCTAATAACCCACCCTTTCTTTTTGGTTTTGTATGGGACCTACTTAATAATAATCCGGGTGGTGCGTTTAATGAAGCAAACGATGTGGTCCCAAACCAAGTCCACCCACCGTCTAAATTACCACCATCACCATATGCTTCACCAGACATTCCAAATTTATAAAATTGCCATAATGAAGTTCCGTTAACTGTTTCTAATTCTTTTGCTAATGTAGAAGGACCATAAACTAATGCACCTACATTTCTACCAAACTCATCTTGTGGTACTGCTCCTATAGGACTTTGTAACATAGTTGGTTCTGCATTTTTGGAGCCGACATAATAATAAGGTTTCACCGCTTCAAGACCCATAGGTAATTGTACTCTACTATAGTCAGGTCTAAATATATTAAATTTTAAATTTTCAAATAAGGCAGATTGTTGTTTTTCACCCATATGTTCTATAAAAGAATCACTTGGTGAAGGATACGCAATTAATGTTTTAGGTATGGCGTCACCACCAGTTATTTCACTTATAAGAGCACTAGCTGTAGCTTGGAAGTCTACCTCTGTTTCACTACCTTTACTTATCCCGTTTGCTACTAACCCGTTTATATTAGGTACAAAAACATCATTGAAGTAACTCCCTGGTAATGTAGATTCTCCATAATATAAATTACTTATTCTTGCCATAAAATCTGTTCCGTCTAATTCTTTTTTTCCGGGAGATGTGCTAATATCATACATCCAATTACCTTGTGTTCCGTCAGTTGTTTGTTTTAAATATTGTGTTTGTAGGTCGCCTAAATTTCTTCTTAACCAACCGCTAGATGCATTCATTAACGCACTATCATCTAAAATTTTAGAATTCATAGTGTTAATCATATTATTAGTTATATTAACTGTTTCTAATATTTCGGCTGGGGTGTATTCTGATGATACAAAAGATTGGGGTGTCCTACTATTTGGTGCTACATAACCTTGTCCTGTTCTGGGTAGTACTTTATCGACATCAATTAATTGTACGTCTTTATACCCACCCATTGGTCCATATTTATTATCTAGGAATAAATTTCTTTGTGGTGTTACTCCGGTTTCTTCTACTGTAGGTTGGTCTTTTACCGATATTTCGTAGAATTGATTTAGTTTTTGTCCTCCAGGAGGTTGTATTCCCCATGCTGGTGGTATTGGATTTCCATCTGCTAGGTAAGAACTTTTTAAATTTCTACTTAATAAAAATTGTCTTAGTCTCTCAGTTGACCCAACACTAGGTTTATAAGGACCCATCATTCCAAATGCTTGTACTCCTTCTATATTTTTTCCTACGGACATATAATTTTATTTATTAATAAATAGATTATAAAAATATTTTTTATGATTGTAACATCATTAAAAAGTCTTTTCTTGCTGCACTATTTCTATTAAACGCTCGAGCTACTTCTTCAGCGGTTACCGTACTGGTTCCTCCCGCTCCATCTCTTATTGTTAATTCACCAGTAATCTTATGTTCTTTTACCCCAGAATTTATAGTTTGGGTGGAAATACTATTTGTTATATTACTTACTTCACTTAATAGGTCTTTACTCCCACTCATACCTCCTTGTAGGGCACCTTCTAAGTCAGTTCCTCCAATCACTAAATCATCTTTATTAAATCTCAGAGGTTCATCCATCCCAGGTCTTAAAATAAAATCATTTGCGGGTGGTAGTTCCATTAGGTGAGCGTTTTCTATGTTTAAACCTTTAGCTGCATCTTGTACCAAACCAAAAGCTTCTTTTGTTAATGACCCCGATAAGTTACCTATTAACTTAGCTATTTTTTCTTCATCACCACCCATTAACGTTTCTATTTGTTCTTCTGTAAGTAAATTAAGTTTCCCGGCTGCTGTTTGTGAAAAAGCTCCTTCTAGTGCGGCTCTTGAGTCACCCCCCATTTCTTTAACCATAAATCTCATACTAGTGTCCATTAAAGCTAGATATTGATTGGCTTTTTCTGCCACTGTTAATTGTTGTTTATAAATGTCTGAGTCAGTTTGGCCTTCTTTTCTTAAAAGTTCTAGTTGTTCTTCGGTTACATCCTCTACACTAACTAACTCATCAATTCCCGGTATTTTAACTTCGGCTGCCCCACCTTTACCTATTTGAGCCATGGACGCTATTAATTCTTTATCTTCTGGACTTATACCTTCTGTAAATTCCATTTGTGATAGAACAGCTGATTCCCTTGCCGCTTTTGTAGCAGCATCTGCTAAATCTTGGTAGTTCATACCCATTGCTGTAGCTTGGTCCCTTAATTGTCTTTGTGTTGCTGGGGATATAACAAATTTATTTTTTACTTCATCAAAAGTTGCTGCTTCAGATGCAGTATCAATAATAGCTTTTTGTAAGCCTTCTAGGTCATTACTAGCCATGTACATTAATTTAAATGGGTCGGTTAAATCACTAGCTGCCCCACCAATTACTTGCATTTTAGCTGCAAATTCTATTGCTCCTTCTGGGTCTAATAGATTTTCTGCCAACCCTGTTACATCTGCCATTGATACACCTAATCGTTGGGCTCTTGCTACCATTCGGGATAATCCTTCTACACCCCCTTCAAATTGGTATGTGTTAATTAATTTTATTTCACTAGATACATTCTTTAAAAACGTTTCCATAACAACCCCCATTTGTCTACCTGTTGATAGTACGTCTGACATCGCATTGTTAGTGTCGTCTACCCCACCTATTGCATCTTTTAAACTAAACCCTACCCTATCAAAAGCATCTGCAAAAGCAGCTCCATCAAAACCTTCGAGTGTTTTTGTTAATAAAGTAACTCTTTCTGTTACTTCTGGAGGGATTCTTAGATTTCTTCCAATCTCAATTGATATTGCTTTGAATGTTTGGAATAGTTCGTCTACTGTTATCCCCCACTTATAGGAAGATTTTCCGGCTTCATTTAATTCATCAATTGTATCAAACAATTGTGCGTTAGTCATACCTAGTGATTTAGATATTTCTACCCTTAAAGTGTCTTCTAAAGCTACCATATCTAAAATGAAGCCCATATTCTCCTTTATCTTACTAGTATCGAGAGCACCACCAGCTAAAAGCTCTGACATTTTGTTTAATTCAGAAACGGTGATTCTTTCTCTAGATACTCTTTCTTTTGTAGCTTCTTCAAAAATCCCTAAATCACCTACATCCCAAACACCCCCCTTATAACCTCCCTTTTTACCGTCTTGAACACCTTTGTTATAAGCTTCCTTAATCATTTTTTCAACCTCTTTCTTTTCGTCAGGGTCGAGAGGAGCAAATGATGGTATAGGGTTGTCAACACCTAATAATTTAGCGAGTTGTGATGATGTTGGGTTACCGTCTTTACCTATCTTTTTAATAGAGTTTATACGGGATTGTCTGGTGGGTTCATCTTTATAGTTAAAAATCCCAATAGGGACCCCTAATTCAGGATGAGATGCAAAATAAGGTTTTGCACCAGATAAAAGTCTTTCAATAAATAATTGTTTAAGAAAGTTCAACATAGTTTTTCATTTAACTATAAATAGTTAATATGACTGTTTCCTTTTGTTTTTTGATTGTTCGTAAGCTTCTTTCTTTTTATCGAACTCCTCCACTAAACTATTAATATAAAATCTACGTTCAAAGGTTGGCATACGTAAGAGGTCGGACCATGGAATATGGAGGTGTTTCATTAAGTAGTAAAACTCTTGCAAAAGGGCATTCCTATAGCCCGTAGAAAGGACGAAAAAACTCAACACCCAAAGTAACTCGGACATTAAGAGTTTCGTTGGATGGTGATTGCACAGGTATTAAAAGGTCTAAATTAGGTGTATTTTCTCTCACTATTTTTCTAATGGATTGAGAATCTTTGATGGGCATTGTTTGAATCACTTGTGCTAATGTCATCTTATCTCGTATTCCATCAATTTCTTTAATCATTCTTTCTAGTTGTTTTGTCATGAACGGATTAATTGGTTGGTCTTTATATTGTTCATCAACTCCTTGAAGATATTTTTCGTCTTCTGGTGATAGAAAAGTTAGTTTTACTTTTTTCTTAGATTGTTCTAGGACAAAATCAAATTCATTATTTTCATCAAGTTCTACATTTATATCTCTGGTTTTTAAAACCGATAAGTCAATAGTTGTGGTAAAATCTTGGTTGGTTTTTGGGTCGGCCATTTTAACCTCATATTGTGACCCAAAAGCTGTATTTCTTAAAAATACCAATATAGCTTCTTTATCACAGTCAGCCATATTTTCCACAGTTATATCTTTATCTAACATTTTTTTAGAGATGAGTATATCTATTAAATTCCCTTTTCGTGTTGCTTGGGAAGCTAATAAATTTTCGTCAGAGGCATTTAAATATGTCACCTTTACTGAGTTTTTATTGTTAGGATAAAAAATTCCTTGTGAAGGTAATTGTACCACGTCATATGGTAAAATTGATTCTGTTTGTTGGTCGTTTGTGTTTTGCATCATTTAATAATTTAATACTTATATTATAATTGTAAATATATAGCTTTATATTTTTTGTATAATTAAGCATTATTATTTATAGCATTAAAGTAAAGAGTTTATATTACCTATATATCAAAAAAAATCCTACTAAGAAGTAGGATTTAATATAATATTTAAATTGACTTTAATAAACTAAAATACATCTGTCTGGACGAAGAGTTGCTGAGATTGTTGCTAAACCATCATCACTATACCCTAAACTATCAAAATTAACATCAGATAAGAATGTTCCTTGTAAAATCCATTTCTCTACTACAACCCCTGTTGGGTCTAACATTTCTAAATCTATATTCTTTTTGTATCCAGCTGCATAACCCATTCTACCTGTTACGGATTCTGAATGTAGTCTCACCCACTCCATTAATGCTTGTGCTGCTGAAGGACCGATTGGGTCTCTGAACGTCACACTTATAGTCCCCCAAGTAAATCTACCAGCTACATAAGTAGATGTATTTAAAAATGGAACCTCTACTGAATTTATTGTTATTTGTGGTCTAGATGTACTTTCTACATACCATTCATTGATACCTAGAGAAGAATCGAATCTTAAGATAAACCTATTCTTTCTTTTCGGTTCATACGGTATCGGCATTTTCATCAATAAATCGGCCATATCTTTTAATTTTTGTTTTTACTTTTTTATTATATCTATAAATATATCGGTAATGAAAAAAATATTTTAATTTAGTTGTTTTAGTACTATTTTATTCATCCCCCCTTCAGAAGTGTCGTATACCACAAAATTAACATTAGGAAATTCATGTTGTAAAACGTGTTCTATGAAGTCTTTTATTGCGTTAATATTACCTAAATCATCATCACTAAACCCTATAGAGAGCTTATTAAGGTCTGAATCCACTATTTGTTTTGCCCCTGTAACAATCTTGGTTACGTAGTCCCTTAACGCGATTTTCTTATTTTCTTCGGGATTTAAAACTGATGAGTCGTCCCCTAAACCAAACTTATCAGTAAAAAATTCTGAAGTTACTGGGTGATAATCGTGACTATCTAAATAAGTTTTTAAAATTGTATCTACCTCTTCCCCATCTAATTCGGGTAAATTTTGTTGTATGTTGTCTATCATTTTTGCTAATTCTTCTTCACTAAAGGTGTATGAAATAACTAAATCCATACCTTTTCGTAGTACTGCTGGGTTATGTCCACGCGCTGTTATTATAGAGATTGGGTTCGCGTAAATTAAAGCTTCTTTAAATTTATTGAAGGATGGAGCGAAAGAATTATTTTGTAGTGCTTCCTCTAAGTCTGTTAAAAAAGATTCTTCGTTTATGAAATTATCGAATGCACCCTCATCTAATTTATAATTTTCATCACCTCTAAGTAGAGCAAATTCTTTAGTACTAACATTAATTTTTTCCCACCCCGAATCAGTTTTCCTTAACATTTTTATTTTAGTAGGCATATTAATGATATTATCGTCCCAATCAAAAGAATAAGCTCTAATAGGAGGTGTACTAGAATATTCCTCTTGGATTAAAGAACTTACACTTTTAAGTTGTTTGGATGTTATGAGTATATTATTTGACATATAATATAAATACAAATTAATTTGGATTATTCATTTATTTTACTTATCTTTGTAGTATGAAAAAATTATTATATCTCTTATTGGTATTCCTGTGTTGTTCTTGTGAAAAGAACTACCCACTAATAGATTGTAATGTAGAGTATCCTACTACCCAAGATACTACATCTATTATAGAAATTGAATTTTTAGATGGTGATTGGTTATTAATGAGTGGTAAAATGGTTATGGAAAATTTAGACTTGAATACTTCTTCAACTCAATTTCACTTTAGTAGTGGTCCTACCAGTAGTTTAAGATATGGGTCTCCTATGTATGATTTTGAATCTATTATTAGGTATGAAACAATTTGGACTTTTGATTTTCCTAGTAGTATTCCGGGTGTTGGAGAGTTTACTTTAGGCTACGACACTTTGGTTCCTTATGGTTTAAATGTAAGTGAGTCCTATTTAACGGTTATTGAACCTATTGTCGGCCCACAATTACTTCTAGGTGGTTCGTCTAGACCTATAACCATAAAACACATTGATTATGATAATAAAATAATTAACCTGATTGTTCAGGAAGCTTATCAACAAATTAACGATTATGATTATCGTTACTATTCTATATTAACTTTTAAAAAAATAAATTAACATGAAAAATTTTATCTTGTTATTATTATTAATACCTTTATTTGTTAGTTCTCAGACTTTCACACTTAAAGACACAACTTATAACATGACACTCCATATAGATAATTTCACTGACGAATTTAAAGTGGCTTTGATGAAAGATATGGTGGTTAACAGTATCTCCAACTCTTCTAATACTGTGACTGTAGATACCTTAGAAAATACCGTAGAAGTAAATAGAATGTCCCCTGAGGGTTCAATGACTATGGGTTTAGAAATAACAACTATAAAAGAAGATAGTTTATATGGTACCACTTATAATTTATATGATTATTATAACGGGAATTATGGTTTCTTATTTATAAAAAAAGATGGTACTATAATATTTAGCCTACAAGATATGACGTTTATCGACGAATACTACGGTTTTGTTGGTTTTATTAATTAATTTTGTAACTATAATGAATTAAAATCGTATATATTAATATAGAAGTTTAACCAAAAAAAAATAAAAATTATGACGCAAACTATTATCACATATCTAATTATCTCACTAATATTAATGGGCGGATTTTTAATTATTAATGAAAAAGAAATACGTAAGTCTTATGTTAAGTTCGAGAATAAACGTAATGAATCTCCTACTAATGGGTGGTATACCTTTTATATTTTAACTCACGTGCTTAAAGCACCTATTCTAGCTCCTTCTATAGCTCTATTAGTTTTACTTAATGGTGGAAAATTACTACCTGAAGACTAAAAATTTACCTATACTATTCTAGATATTGGGTTGATTACTTCTTTCATTTTTTCAATATCCTCCTTTATAAGATTTTCTTTTTCTTTTTCGGAATCATGAATGTGGTCATAATGCATATCATCTTCTAAATCATCTATGTGGTATTCACTCCCACCATCATGTTTTAAATCATAAAGTTCTTTGTCGTCATGACCTTCGTCTCTACCATAATTCATAGCCTCATCATGACCAGAATCTTCTTTAACTTCACCTTCTTCTAATTCTGGATAAGGAAGTGGGTCTCTTAATGAATCCGTTGGTCTTGGGGCTCTTTGGTCTCTACCCGCTCCTATTGCATCTGCTGTGATTGTCATAAAATTACCTAATTTAGTGATAGAGTTAGCGATTTTCTTTCTAGTATCACTATCTTTAATCATCTCATATGCTTTATGAATAGAATTTATAATGTTTTCTATTCCTGAAGCAGCAGAAACTCCTGGGTTATGCCCTCTCCACTCATCTTGGGATTCAGAGATTATATTATTAGTGTAGTTCTGAATACTTAAATCTAACTTTTCATTAATAATAGCGTGACGAATAATTTTAAATGTTTCAGTTATTATATTAGTTATGTCTTTTTCAGTAGACTCATGTATTCTAAAAAGCAATCTATCTAATTGTTCTTCACTAACAATGATATTTTGTTTTTTACCTTCTGTGAATACTTTTTTCCCTGAAGATGGTTGACTTAAACTTTCCGTTAATATTTTTTTATTAAATTTCATATTACTTTATTGTTATAAATACTATATGTCTTCAAAAGAAGCTCCAGTAGGTGTTATTAAGAATTCAACAAAGATGTATTCTAATGCTCTGGTAGGTTTAATGTAGATTTTACCATTCATTTCATTTCTGTCTATTTCTTCTGGGTCATTAGAAAGTACCACTCTAAAGTCTGTTAGCCCTCTATCTCTTCTAATAGAATCTAATATAGGGTTTACCAGGTCTAAGAATTGTTGTCTTACTATTTCATCATTTTGTTCGAAAATTAATCTAACCGCGACAGCAGAAATTAACTTTCTAGTTTGCAATAATAATCTTCTAACATTAATTCTATCCAAAGCTGATTCTCTAACTTGTAATGTTTTATTACCCCAAATAATCGGTCCTGTATCACTGAATGTAGCGATTGGATTTAATCTTCCAACATATAGTGTGTCTCTTTCATCTAAAGTAAGTTTCTTTCTTGCTTTTGTAGCATCGACTAGTCCTCTTGTGTAACCAGCGGAAGCAAACCAAGGGAAGGAGATGTTATCAGTTAACGCGATATTTCTCATTACTTCTGATGTTGGTGGGATGTATATTTGTTTATTATTAGCCGTATCTCTCACCTGTATCCAAGGATAGTAGGTAGCTGTATAATTAGAATCTATTAAAGAGTCTTCTACATTATCCACAGCTTCTTCTGGTGAAATTTGATTAGCTGTGTCTGTAGTATCCGCTACGAACATATTATAATCTGGTGTGGTTGTAATATATAGTGAATCTGCTCTATCAGTTTCAACCATATCTATTGCTTCGTTTACTAATCCCAAATTATCTACATAATCTATACCTGGAGTTGCAAATACATTAATATCTATAGCTTCTGGGTTAGAGAATTCGTTTATACCTCTTAAATAAGCGAAATAATCAGTATTTGCTTCATTAGTATTTAATTTTTTGAATGTTCCACTTCCTGTAGCATTTGCGAATTCTGTGCTAACACATGCTCCGTTTAGGAACCCAGTTAATCCCATTCTATAATCATCAGTATTACTTCTAGTTTTTCTGTAAATGTCCCAACCGTCAAATCCTCCATGTGGTGCCAATGTAAATTTACGTGCTCTTAATTTCTTATATGGGTCAGTACTTAGTGTTGGTTCTGTTCTAAATGAGGTTACACCACATTCAAATACTGATTTACCAGCAAGTGTTGTTCCTGACCAACTTACATAAGTACCAGAACCACCAACTACTACTGTTGCTCCTGAATCCATGTGGAATCCTTGTGTAATTACACTCCATTCTCCACCTGCAGTTGCTGTACATACGTTTGATGGTACTACGTACCCTTTATGGTCAAAGAATGATGGGTCGTATCCTGCACCCATAGTATCAGAAATACCTAGATAAACTTTACTTATTTTATCACCACCACTAACAGTAGCGTTATTAACAGTACCCGTACCAAATGGTGGGTCATACACAACTTCACCCGGTGTATAATATTTAGTTTTATATACTAAACGTGGATTTATAGGACAATTTCCGTAACTTCTAAATCTATATCCTTCAAACCCACAAGGTAATGAAGTAGCAAATGTCCCGTCAAGAACACCTTCACCTAAAAATAACATAGTATATTTAGATTTTAATTCAAATTCACCTGTTGATGTACCTATTTTTCTACCTATAAAAGACACTTTAGTTGGGTCTAGACTACATCTAGTGTATTTTTCTAGAACTACTGGGTTTGCGTCAGTATCATAAAAATCTCTCACTATCACATCAAATTCAGCTCTTTCAAAAGATAAGTTTATTAATGATACTTTATATTCTCTATTAGCTGTAGTTCCATCAGAAATGGAGACAAACTTAAATAGTCTAAATACGTCGGAACCTTGTAGTTCGGATACCACATATGGTGTTTCCGGTGTTAACCACTCATGCATATTCCAAGCGATTGTACCTGTGTTTGTTGTTGCTCTCGCTGATGGCAAATAAGTTAAACAACATTGTAGTCCTCTAACTTTACCTTTTCTCCAACTATCTTTTAATAAAGTAGGGTAAGATTCTTCAACAAATAACGGAACATCTATTGCCTTCTTATCAAAAGGTGTTACACCGAATACACTAGACGCGTAATCTGTAGATGTTACACTCATTGATGTTTTGAAGGTGTAGTCTTTTCCTTCTGCCGTTCTCGCGTTAATTCCAAATGACGCGAAAGGGTCTTCTAATACTTTATAGTATGTTCCTCCTGAACAATCAAAAGTAACAGTATTTGCTGTTATTTCGTAAACTGGTCCTCCACTCGCTTTAGTACTTAATCCTCTAGACCTAAATGTTAATACTACCATACCATCATAATCTGTATATGGTTGTACACCACCCCAATCTACATAATCTACAGCACAATATCCTGAGAATACAGTAAATGCTGTACCACCAATAGTTGTACTACCAGTAGATATCATCTGACATGCCCCTGTATTTGCTGTAGTCGCGTATAACTGATATGACACTCCACTATATGTGGTTCCACTACAACATGTAGTGTCACCAGTGTAGTCGAATAACCCGTAATACCATGCATCATTTTCATAATCAAGAGGTCCTTCTAATGCTGTATTACTATCTACTCCTAATCTATTATAAATCGTGGTTGAACTTGTCGCGGATAGTGAATTGGTAGTTGTTGCTGTAGCTAAATTAGTATAGTCAGTAGGAATAACCCCATATTGATAGATTGCTCCCCCGTAAAATGGCGTAGTAGCGGAAACTAAGTAATCTGGGTTTGACCCTGAACAACTTGAGTATGGAGCAGATGCTGCGTCACCAACATCAGCGTCACCTAAATCACTCGCTATACCATAAATTGCTTTAGCCCATGCAAGTAGGTCGGCTTTTAATGTTGTTGAAGTCCCGTTAGTTAAATAAATTGTTTCTTCCCAGTCTTGTAAAGGATTTGTTGCGTTACCATTTCCGAAATGAGCTTTTATAGAACTTGGTAAAGTACTAATAAAATCAGTACTTAAAGCTGCATTTGAGAACATCTCACTACCAATTGTTACATTTGACCCAGTTAAAGGAATGTAAAATGGTAAAGACGTAGCACCCGATGTATACGCGGTAGTAGCCGCACTAAACGAAGATGGGTCAAGACTACCTATAGTTTGTACAGACCATGACGGTCCTGCATCATAACCACTTAATCCTAATACTCTTGTAACAAACAATTGGTTAGATTGACTAAGATATGATTTTGCGATATATCCTAACTCATATTTTGGTATTTGTGAGTCTACATATTTTATTGGTGATGTTCCACCGAATCTAGTTGTGAAATCATCATATGATTGTATAAATATTGGTTCGAAAGCTGGACCTTTTAAGGTCTCTCCAACTAAACCTAGTGTGGTAACACCAACGCTCTGTGCTACAAATGTTAAATCTTTCTCGGATGTGTATACACCTGGAGAAACAAATACTTTATTACCGTCTGCCATGTTTTATAATTTTTAAAATGTTTTATTTACTTTTATTATAAATATAATCCCTAATATCAAAAGTTATGGTATAAAACACTATATTTGGTGTTGTGTAGGTAATTTTTCATACTTTTTTCATACTATATAATAATTATATTAAAAATACCCCATCTAATGCCACCACAAGACAAAAAACAAAAAAGCAAAAACTTAAAAATAAGTACGGAAACCCACTTATTACTTAAAAAATATTGTAATAAGAAAGGCCTGAAGATGTTTGCCTTTGTTGAACTCCTTATAAAAGAAAAGTGTAAGGCTGTTAAAGATATCTATGGGGAATAACTACCTTACTAGTACTTCAGTTAATGTTAACGTTGATGGTTTGCCTGCCGCGGGCTTAGTTATAGTTATAACCAAAATATCCCCGGGATTAACTAATATTGGTTCTTTAAGTGTTATTCCGTCTATTTGAAATGTTGTGTTTCCAATATTCTTGGTTCTTGTTATAGTTATATTAGTTTTATATTTATATGTCACATTCAAAGTTAATTGTGTAGCCCCAAACTCTAATCTATTACTAACTTTATCTATAACTTCCTTACCTAAGGTTCTAGGTTCCTTCTCTCTATTCTTATTATCAAACCCAAACATCACTAAACTTCTAGATATTGCTGGCTTAACTTCAAATTCTTCTTCGTCTAGTAAAAATCCCTGCATCTGAAACTGATAGTCTTGTTGGTAGTATCTCCTGTCTTCGGTATCTATTTGACTTTCGTCCCCAATAGAATCCATAACTATAGGTATATAATGTCCTTTAACAAATGTATAAGCTTGTCTAGAGGTAAATTTCTGAAGTACCACCCTATTAAATTGATTTAACTCTCTCATTCTATTGCACACAATTTTAACATTATAGGTGATATCTACAGGTACTGGTTGTGGTATTGTATATACATCATATCCTTTTCTGTTGCCGTCCCATGTTGGTACTTTTGCATAATGAAATTGTTTTCTATCGGGTATATTATATTTTAAAGCGGGATTACTACCATATTGTACGTCTGGTTTTCTTACAACAACTATAAAAGGTAACTCAACATTTTTATCTTGATTTGCAAACTTCCAGGTTTGAGAAAATTCTGCCCATCTTTGTAAGGTTAATATCTTATCTATTAAATTTATTTTTTTACCACTTACTGTTGTCTGTAATTGGTCTCCGACAAATTCTAACATTCCTTTATCTAAATCAGCGTGTAAAATAGATTTAGGTAAATAAGTCCCATCTTCATTTATTAAATCGGCTAACTCCCTTCTTCT